CCACTGCGGGGAACATCGGCCCGGAGGCAGGAACAACATACAATCTGCGAGTCTACGGGGACGGAGGTGTGTTACGCAGATCGCTCTCGGGCTTGTCCGGGACGACGTACACGTACACGCAGGCCAGCACCTCGCTGTCGGGCACAATCGCCCTGCTGCTGCCCATGTTCGGGGCAAATAACGGCACTGCGTTCACTGATTACTCCACTGTGCCGAAAACCATTACTCGAAGTGGTGCGGTAACAGTAACAAGTACGAGCAAATACTACGGTTCGAGCGGGTATTTCGATGGGTCCGGCGATAGGTTGAGTGCCGCGTCTCACGCCGACTTCAACCTCGGCACGGGCGACTTCACGATCGGGATGTGGTTCAACAAGAAGTCGGGCGATGCGCAAACGTACCAAAGGTTGGTCCAGTTCGGAAACGACAACACTAACGGCGGCCTTTGGCTTTATGCTAACGCGGGTGTCGCCAATGAGTGTGCCCCCTACCTAGCTACGTATTCGGCCGGATACACGACTGTGGTTGCCGCAACTGCTGGGGCAGTCACTCAGGACGCTTGGCACCACCTTGAGGTAAACCGCAGCGGCTCTAACTGGTACCTGTTCTTGAATGGCGCACTTGCTGCGAGCGGGAGCCTTGCGGCATACAACGCCGTTCAGAACATCGTGTATGTTGGCGCCAACAACACTACAACAAATGAGTACGCAGGCTACATTCAGGACCTTTACATCATCAAGGGCACGGCCCTGCATACCACAGCATTCACGCCGCCTGAGCAACTCGTCCCTCCGGGGGATACGCAACTGACGATCGAGTTGGAGTCGTCGAGAAGCAGCCTGTTGAGCCTGCAGAAGCACAGCGTGTCCGTGTTGCGGGTCTGAGGCGAGTGCCCAAACTGTGTCCGACTGTGACCAAACTGTGCCCAACACGGCCATATTTGGTCTCAGTCTGACAACTTTCTGGCTCTGCTTACAGACTACGTAATCGAGCTAAGTTGTTGATTCTAAAGTGGTGCGGGGAAAGAGACTCGAACTCTCACGCCTTGCGGCGCTGGAACCTAAATCCAGTGCGATAAGGCTGAAAGCCCTTATAAATCAATGGCCACGCCGAGGGGTGTGGCCATTTTGTGTCTACCAAGTTTAACGGTTGATCTTGGTGTTGTTCGCGTACTGGGCTGCAAACCCTGGGGCAAGGTGGGCGTAGCGCTCGACCATCGCCGCAGTCTTCCATCCGCCCAGCGCCAGCAACGCCTCCTTCGGCGTGCCGTTCATAGTGTGAAAACTCGCCCATGTGTGGCGAGTGTGGTGGAAGGTGAAACCTTTGCGTTGCCCATGCGGGATGCCGGCCTTGCCCATCGCCCCGTACCACGCCTCGCCGCTGATGCGCTTGAGCGGCCTGCCGCCCCGCCCGGCGAAGACGTAGGTATCGTTCTCGCCCGCCATCAGGTGCAGGACAGCGAGCGCGTCCGCGTTCAGCGGCACATTGTGGGCTGCCTTGTTCTTGAAGTCTTCGCCCATGATCCAGAAGCAGGCGTTCTCGATGTCGACCTGCTCCCACTTCAGGGACAGGACGTTTGCTGCGCGTTGCCCGGTAGCCAGGGCGAAGGAAAAGATGCTGGCGTGAAGCATCGGCAGGTGGCTGACTAGCGCCACGACCTGCTCGCGGCTGTAGAACCGGGGCGTGGGTAGCGACTCACCGAGGCGCCGGATCGGGGGCACGCGCTCCAGCCACTTCCACTTGACCGCCGCCTTGAGCACCACGGACAGGGCTGAAAGATGGCGATTGACGGTAGCATTGCTGACCGCCCCACCCCGCCGCTTCTCCTTTTTCTTCGCCGTGATCAGCCCCTCGACGACGCGCTCGTCGATGTCGACGAGTTTGGTATCGCCGATATGGTCAATCAGCCAGGTGAGGCGGAAGGCGTCCGTCGCAATCGATCGCTTGCTGCTGTGCTCATCGACCCACTTGTCGACGGCCTGGGCGAACGTGTAGGGTAGCGGCGCCCCGAGTTTTTCACTCTTCCAGAGCGCAGCCTTCAGTTCATCGTGTAGCCGCTGCGCGTCGGCTTCGACCGAAGTCCCTGTAGTTTTGCGGACACGCTTTTTGCCGTGACGAATATCGATCCAATAGACACCGCCTCGGAGGAAGATGGGCATTGCACTGACTCCTGTTTGTACGAAGACCTGATCCAGCCGACCAGGTCTTCCTTGATGAAAACGTAACGCTTTCCGGGCTTGGCACATGGAACTTCCTTGCGCCGCGCCATCTCGGAAAGCGTGGTCGGGTGCAGCTTCAGGAACGCCGCCGCCTCTTCAAGGTTCATCGTCTCCATCATCGAAACTTCTTGATCTTTAGTTTTAGCGGGGCGGACTTCTTGGCAGGTGCAGCAGGTGCGACAACCTCGACCTTCTCAACAGTCACTGCAACAGATGCTGCGTGTCGAAGAAAGGCCAGCCGGCGCACAACGCTTTCCACCCAACCCTTGATGTAGGGTGAAGGCGACTGCGCCACGACAAGCAGGTCGTAGAGTTTCTGAAGCCTAGCGTCGATGAATCCTTTCCTGTCGTCTTTCTGAACATTCTGAACATTCTGCAGATGTTCGAAGCAGTAAATGCACACGCGCTCGTCGTCTATCGAGCGCGTGTCGTATTCCCCGCAGTAGTGGCAAGTCATCTTGCTTCTCCTAGTTGAGGTGCCCGCCTGCGTTTTTCCCGCAGCATCCTTTATTCAGTATGCTCGTCATGCTGACCTGACGATAGCCTGGGCCGAGTGGCCCCACAGGCGGGCGGTGACTAGTTATTGCTTGTCGGGCGGTGGAGGCATCCTGCCTGGAAGCGGTGGGGCAACCATTACTTTATCTCCAAGTGACCCAAGCACTCCCCGACCATCGCATCCCAACTGACCGGAAACAGAGGCTGAAGAATTTCGCTGATCTGTTTGCCAAGAATTTGCGCTTCCTTTTGCGCGTGCTCATCGAGCCTCTGTTGGCAAACGCGAGCAAACGCAGCGAGGCTGCCCGTCCAGCGCCACGTGACCATCATGTTCTGCGGCAGGTTGATGCGAGCAAGCTCGGGGGCGATGCCCGCCCTGACCATCTCGATGTAGACCTCTAGGTTGATCGCGGCAAGCTCCTCAGAGACGTTGGCCGGGTCAACGTAGAACTCCCCGTTGCCGTCTTTAGCCTTCAGCGAGGTCACGAGGGCGTCACTTGACCCCTGCTTGATCCCGCCCTCAGGGCGAGCACGCCACCCATCCGGGAACCAGAAGCTGGGCGCATCATCCACGTAGCGGCGTGACACCTCGCTCCACGTCAGGCCGACCTGGTGCTTCACGTACTGGCGAGCCAGGAACAGCGGCGCAGTGATCCGCATCTGCACATGCGGGTGGGCCATTGGTGCCCAATGCGTGGCGTGTCGGCGCAACATCAGGAACAGGCGATGGACTTCTAGGTCGCTCATCGTCCGAACGCCACGGATCATCCTATTCCACTCGGACTTGCGAAAGCCCGTGGCTAGGAAGCGGATAAGACCCGCATCACTCTCAGTCAGAGCGTCGCTTTCCTTGTCAAAAGACACGCGGGCGTTGTTGACTACGTTCAGGTCGTCGCCCATATGCATGATGTATTCGCACGAGATAGCTTCTTTCTTCATTTTAATCTCTCAAGAACAATCGTTCCGGCCTCACTAAACATAGCAAGTGACTCTTGGTATGACGCATACCATCGGCTCAAGAACTGCTCGTCAGGTCGGTTGAACACCACGCGAGCAATACCCCGCTGAATGATGTGCGCAGCACAGTGGCTGCAGGGCGGGTGCGTGACGTAGAGGCTGCACCCGGATACGTTGTGGCCTGCGAAATGTAGCGCATTAGCCTCGGCGTGAATTGTCCGCATGAGTTTCTGCTCACGACTCAGTATCGAGTCGTCGACGCCTCTCGGGAATCCGTTGTATCCGAGGCTGATGATGCGGTGCGTAGAGTCGGAAATAACGGAAGCAACTTTCGTGCTATCGTCCTTTGACCACAGCGCGATATGTTCCGCCAGATCTAGGAATCTGTGATCCCACTTGTCTTCCGTGGGATGAGGCTTAATCAATGCACTCTCCCTGCGTCACCTTCATCTTCACCCTCTTCCTCACCGAAGAAGCCCAGCCCGTCCAGCAAGGTCGTCAGCGTTTCCGCTACAGACAGGGCTTGGTCGAGCCCGATGGTCGTCATCTTCTGCCCATTGATCGACATGCCGATTTTGTAACCTTCCTCGCCAGGGACGAGGCCAATCAGAACAGCACCGTTCATTCTTCTTCTCCGTGTTGTTACAACTCAATCAGGTTGTCTGCGAAACTCTCGCTCGCCTCGTTGTGCGTCACCAGCAGCACTTGCTTGAATCCGCTCGCGGCAATGTAGCCAAGCATGGCGTTCGTCCTGGCCTGATCGCACGCGCTGCTCGGCTCATCGAGCACGAGGAAACTGCAGTTCGGCACGAACGTCTTGATCAGAGCACAGCGCAGCGCCAAGCCCAGTAGATCAAGGGTCGAGCCGCTGTACGATGTTGCCGCCTTGCCATTGATCAGGAACCCGGCCTCGCCCTTCTGCACGATCGAGTCCTCGCCCCGCATCTGGGAGAAGATCGCGGACACGCTGGCCAGCACCATCGACCACAGTTTGTTGCCGACGACAGGGCGCGCGGCGCGGATCTTGCGCACCAGCAGGTTGTTGAACTGTAACGTCTCGATCTCGGCTTTCGTCTCTTCGATACGGGCCTGGATGTCGACCCTCGCCTTCTCGCTCTGCCGCCACTGATCCAGTGCCTTGGTGTACGCCTGCTCCAGCGCCAGCGCCTCGGCCGCGACCTTCTCCCGCTCCTTGCCCAGCGACTCGATCGTTGCCCGCAGCACCGTCGACTTATTCATCAGGTACTGAAAATCGTCGTCGCCCATGACGCGGATCTTGTCACGGCGCTCGGTCACTTCTCGCAGCCGAGCCTGCAACTTCGCGCCCTGCTCGATCAACAACTCCAACTTGGCAGTGTTCGCTATTGTGGCACGGTTCGCCTCCTTCAGCGTAGCCAGTTCCTTCTGCAGTGCGGCAACGTCAACCTGCTCCGCAGACGGTACCTCGCCGCGCCACGAGAATTTCGGCGGGACAAGGTTGTCGTCACGGTCAAGATAGGCTTCAATGCCCTTGACTGCAGCCAGAACACGGGGTGCCCGCACTTGAATAGACAGAAGATCGTGGCGGCAGGACTCAAGGTGCTTGATCGTCCGATCCGCTTCCGTCAGTGCGTTTGCACTTGCCTGAATCTCAGCCTGCAGTTCGGCGTTCTTCCGGGCCACTTCGGGAAACGCGCTCACGTCCTGCCCACAGAACCCGCACGTGCTGCTAGAAATCAGCTTGGCCTCAGCCACTTTGGTGGCTTGACTCAGATCCACCTTACGGCCTTGCTCTGCTTTGAGCGCAGCGTCAATGTCTGCCAGGTGTGTATCAAACTCCGCACGAGCCCACCGCTCAACCTCTGGCACAGCCTGAAACTTCTGATAGGCCGCCAACGTTGTCGCGTGCTCGGCAGCAGAAGCGATCTGGTTCTCAAGTGCAGACGTGTCACTGACTTTGCCGTCGCGCGGGATGCGGGCGGTTTCCGCGTCGTTGTCCTTGATCTGCTTCTGAACGCGGTTGATTTCAGAGACCGCCTGATCGCGCTGGGTGCGGACATGAACCTCAGCCGCGATCGCCGCATCGACCTCGTCGAGGTTCGGCTGAAGCGCCTTGAGTTCGTCTGCGATCTCGGTCGAGCGGCTGTTCATCGATCCGACCGCAGCTTGGTACGAAACCTCGTCCGGCGCCTCGACTCGGGGCAGCGCTTCCAACTGAGACAGGAGGTTGCGCAGTCGGTCTTCCTGGATCGCCGCCGAGCCCAGCGACATCTGGCTCTGTGCAGCATCGAGCACCCGGTCGAACAGGTCAAATCCAGACACCTGCTCAAGCAAAGTTGCCGTGGCTTTTGGCCCCGACTCCAGCACGCCGCGCAGCCCTGTCTGCCCGGCGAACATCATGTTTGTCGCGGTGCTGGCATCGCACCCGAGCAGGTTCTCGCAGAACTTCGTGACCTCGACCTGACCTGTCACGAGAACCTGCCCCATGCTCGTGACTTCAGCGCCGGCCTTCGACCTCGTGATCGTGAAGTCCCCGTACTCGACGACGACCTTGAGTTCGCGCACATTGCGGCCCCACGTCACCATATCCTCAAGGGTGGAGGGTAACGTACGGCTACCGAACAGCGCGTAGGCCAGCCCGGATAGCGCCGTCGACTTGCCGCTCTCGTTGGCACCCCTCCAGACCGTTGTACCTTCTGAAAAATTAAAGATAGCCTGCTCGTGCTTGCCGAAGCAGGTCAGCGTCAGCGACTTGATCATTTCAGCAACTCCTTGACAACGTCCTGCTCTCGCGGTTCGAGTTCAGCCAATAAGGCGTCAAGCACCGAGAACGCAGTGATTTGATCGAGCGACATCTCGGTCAGCGCCTCGAACTCGGCCACGCCGTCGACCTTGACCGCGTTGGAAATGGCGAACGCATTGGATCGCTGGCGCAGGGCCGAGGCCGCGCTCACGACCTCGGCCGCCTCCGCTGCCGTGGCCTCGCCCTCGACCCGGATGAACTTCTTGTCCGGGGCGTCGGCCACGTTGCGCCAATCGACGCGAGCGAACACGTCGTCGATGACAACCATCTTCTCCAGTTCGTAGTTCAGACCATCGAACAGGGCCGAGAACTTGCAGCCGGACCCGAGGCAGTCCGAGACTGAGGCCGGGGCGCCGTTGCCGAGCACGAGCAGGTTGCCGCCGAACAGCGTGCGATGATCGTGCTCATGGCCGAACACCAGCACGTTGCCGTTGCCGATCAGCATCGCAGCCATTTCGGGTGTAACGTTGAGGGAATGAGCCGTGTCGGCGGCATGGAAGTTGTCGTAGTTGGCATGGAAGACGACGACCTTGTCGCGCACATCGGCCAACTTCTCGACTTCGATCTTCAGAATCTCGTTATTGGGCAGATGCGGCACAAGGATGAAGTGTGCCCAGTGCCGTACCTCGCGCACGACAGTCAGATTGCGCGGGAACTGCGCCTCCAGGATCGACATCAGCAGGTCGAAGGAACTGACCTGCAAGCCGCGCGGATGGTGGTCGTGGTTGCCCCGAAGCACAGCCATTTCCTGGCCCGTGGAGAGGAACTTTGCCAGAACCCCGTAGGCTGCGATCAGGTTGCCGGCGTCCACCGTGAAGTCGTTGAGCAGGTCGCCGCAAATCAGGTGGGGGTAGGCCGGGTCCAGCGCAGAATCTAGGCTATCGACCAGATACTGTTGCAGGGCTTGATTGGAAGCAGGCGTCGCGCCCGCCACTCGCTTGCTGGCAAGGTGCCAGTCAGTAGTCAGTTTGACTTTCACTTGCCCTTTCTCCACTCAGAGAAGTCCTTGAAAAAGAGAAACCAGATGTGGGCGCCCATGCCGGCGAAAACAAGACAGGCAACAACTAATGCCACAATTAACAAAATTTCCAGCATAGCAATGATAGTGACAGGACCCATTACATGTCCTCCAAAGCACGAAAACCTAACCAGACAGGGAACCGAGGCTTGTCCTTAACACCGATCTCGAAGTGCTTGATCTTGGCCATGCGGCCAAGATAGCTGTCGCGATTGGCCCAAATCTCGGCTCGGTCCAAGGCGCTGAACCCAGTACCGCATCTAAACTCCCCCGCTTCCGGGTGTAGGACTACAAGTGCGCCGAGAACGCCTCCGCCGAACTTGTTTTCCATATGCGAACTTCTTTCAGTACGGCCAAGCTCATTGATCGTGGCCTCGTTATTGTTGTGCAGCAACTCTTCAAAGCCGACGACCTCATACTCGTGGTCGGCAAAGCGCTTCAGCTTCCAAAGGATGCCCTCCTTCATCGTGGATCGGCCGTGCTTGTAAATCCCGTCGAGTGACCGACCCATCACACCTTCGTAGCCTTCACTCAACCACTGTTCTTCCATATCGAGCAGGCCCGCCATGTCGTGCACCTTGATCTGCTTGACCGGGACGATGCGCGGGTGCGTGCTTTCGACGAGGGTCTCAAGGCGGGCCTCGAACCCGAGGAAAGGCTGTGGCCAGGAGTCGAAAACGTGGAAGCGGAAGTCCGGCTCGCCGTCACGGCTCATTACCGCGCTGTTGGTGACGCGATATACGTCAGGCGCATTGGCCGGACCCACGATGATCTCCCCGTCGAGCCCATCGAACGCGCCCGTGGCAAAGACCCACTGCACGAATCTATTTGGCAACTCCTTCATCGTGCGAGTCATCGCCTTGCCATTCATCCCGACCACACGGATGCCGTCGAGTTTTCTCGAAATCAGGCACGGGAACTGGACCTTGTCCAGGTCTGCGGTTGCTGCGAGCAGCGGTTTGAAATTGCTCATGTCGTCATCCTAGTTAAGGCTCGAAAGCACCGCCGCGACCGCCTCGTTGGCGGATCGATATTCCGGGAACGGGCGAAGGTCCCAACTCGGGACTCCGACCTCAAGGCTGGTCGTCGGCAGCACGCGCCACACGCCCGTCATGTAGTGGTGGACAATGACGAAGTTGCGCGAACCGGCATGATCGAACTTGTGCAGTACAGCCAGTTGCGAAACACGATCACGAGGTAGTCGGAACGCATGCTTCAGAGCCTTAATCTCGATGAAGCCGCCGACACCCATGTGGAAGAAAACGTGATCGGCCGGCTGTGCCGCGAGAACGCCACGTGCTGCCTTCGAATCTGGTAGACGATGCCAGGCAAAGAACATCGACTTGTTTAGCTCATCGAACACGTCCTCGATCAACTTCTCGGTCGCCTTGCCAACCACTTCCGGCCGCTGCTCGGCCCACCACTCAGGAGAGAACTTCCTTGCCATCACGCCACCCTAAACTTGTTGAAGGCACGACGCAGGGCATAGCTGCGGACTATAGAAATCAACGTGAACCATAGCGTGATTGCGATATTGTCCAGCAGCGCCAACTCGATCCCGTACAGGTGGAAGATCGCGAGTTGGCTGACCAACGAGACAACAAACCCGACACCGACATTGCTCAGCGCCTCGATCATGGACCATTTTCTGGTTTGCATTCTTGTTCTTCTCAATGGTGAGGCGCCCGTAAGGGCGCCTAGGTGTTAACTTACCACACTATTCGGTTGTGGCGACTTCTTCCGTGACTTGAACGCCGAGCGTTGCCAGAATCTCCAGCGTCTCGTTGATGTACCACTCACGATCAAGGTCGGTCGGCAGTTCGTCAGGCAGCGTCATACAAATCTTCGCGCCTTCCGTCTTCGGAACCTTGTTTCGGTTGCTGGCGTAGACGATCGGCGGCAACTTGTCCGTCGTCATGTACCATCGCGCCAGTCGGCCAAACGGTTCGCCGCCGATGTACTCTTCGACAGGATGCGGCTTGGACTTGCGCATCGCCACGCACTTGTCGTCAGGTGTGAACCCTTCGTCGATGTGCTTCTGCCTCATCCACAGGTTCTTGGCGCTGCCGTTGTCAACGACCAGGACCCAGTCATCGACCGGAACGGCTGCATCGGGCTGAATTCCCCCACCCTTCACACTGCGCACAGCCACGAAGTCGCGCATTTCCGTGTACTTCGTGATCGCCTCGCGAGGATGCGTGCCGTCGATGAGATAGTCGATCGCCATACGGCTGCACACTTCCATCGTCGGGTTCTTCATCAGGAAGAGCGGGTTCTCTTCCTTGCGGCTGGACGCATACAGCCCCTTGCGCTTCGCCTTACCGCCCTTCGACTTGCTCAACTCGATAACGTCGCCAGGCTTGATGATTGCCGCGTCCTTCTCGGCTGTGATGGCGATGTAGTTGTTCAAATCCTTCGCCGCGACCTTTGCGTAGGGCGTCTCTTCGTACTCAAAGCCGGTGCGCGTGGCGTTGTCCGCGATCGCCTTCAGCACGTTGTCACGCTGACCGTTGCCATACGAAACCATGACGCCGTCCGTGTTGGCCGACAGGACAAGCACGCCCGGCAACTTCTCCAGTTCATGGATCAGGCACATCAAGTTCAACTGGCCCGTGATCGTAACGCCGAGCATCAGCGCGGGGTCGTAAAAGGCACTGTACGGTGAGCCCAACTTGCCGAACGTTCCGTTCAGGACAATCTTCAATGTGTTGGCCGCAGACTTGTCCCCGCTTCGCTTCGCAGCGACACGCCGTTCGTAAATGTCGCGGTAGGTGTCGATGAACTTCTTGCCAAGGTCGGCGTCCCCGCCAAACGTCGGCAGGATACCCGCATTCATCATGATGTTTGGGTAATAAGACGCTACGTCGAAGTCGCTGATTGATCGGAACTGCGTCGCCTCCTTGAACACGGACTTGTCATGCGTGCTGTGCAGGCCACCGATCCCGACCTTGTAGGTGCCGTGACCCAACTCGATCGGTTCATCCAGGAACGACGGCGCCTCGGGTGATCCATTGGCGTAGTTGACCACGAACTCATGCGCGCTCAACTTTTCCATCAGATCGAGGATCACCTCGCTATCCGTCTGAATGAACGACGGCGGTGTGTAGCGAACGCGACGCGGAATCTCGCGCTCAACGCGACCACGGATGCCGAGCACGCTGCGCAGCACCGCTTCAGCAACCTGCGCATCAGACTTGCTCCGCAACTCGACCCCGTACTCGGCACCCATCTTTGCCCGCAGTTCGAGTTCGGGCCGCAGCGCGTTGAAGAGTTCGATCGTCACGCCAAGGTCGTTGAAGCAGTACCGTTCAAGGTCGGGCAGTTGGTCTTCAGTCAGATCCTGGTCGTGCGCAAACGGCATGTCGACCATCGTCTTGTAGGCCAGCCGTGCTGCGTAGGCTTTCAGGCTGATGCGAACACCTGGCGCCGGCTCAGCGAGGTCGATGTGATCGAAACTGAGTTCCCGAAAGGTGAATCGCTCGCCCAACTCCCACGGCTTGACGTTCTCGACGATGATCGCCTGCGCCATCGCCTTGATGTCGCACACGCGCTCTTGCGTCTGCCCTTCCGTGTCCGAAGCCTCGAACACGGCCAGCGCGTTGATCGGCGCATCGAAGTTGATACCGTTGAAACTAACCCACGTCAGGTCCTTGCGCGACAGCATCTTCGCGAGAGCCGCCATGTCGCCCGGCTTGTGCGCCCAGAACGAGAACTGCTCGCCCGTGTCGATCATCTGCGCGCAGGTCAGGAACACAGGCCGCTCGTCGCCAATGATTTCGGAGTCAAACGCGACGAATCGACGCTTGACATTCGTGTCGTCTTCCGGTGCCGTGATCGCGGCCAGCGTCGTGAAGTTCGGCGTGACCACCGATGTTGTGGCGCCGAAACTGCGAAGCCGGTAGTCCTGCACTTCAGCGCCGCGAATCGGACCTTGAACCTGCCACGGCTTTCCGGGCTGATTCACCCACTCCGAATGCAGCAGTGCACACTGATACGACTCGTAGACGTGGGCCGCGCCATCGATCACCTTGCGGAACGGCTTGAAGTCCTTGGCGTCGTCCTCCAGTTCTTCGAGCCGCCGATCCCGGATCAGCGTTTCGAGTGCGCCGAGGTAGTTGCCGTAGTTGACCAGGAGGTCAAGCCACGCCTTCGGCCCGAACCCGGCCGCGCCCTTGTACTCGTTGCCATCGCCAACCAGCGACTTCATGAGCGGAATGAACTTCGGCTCGAACGGGCCGTAAGGGTTCTCGGTAACGAGTTGCCCTTGCCGGTACAGCGACACGTCCGGGCCAAGCAGCGTGGCTAGGTCGCCATCCTCTGAGAAGATGACCTTCGCCCCCTTCAGGTTCCGGGCAAGGTAGGCGATCACGTCGTCCGCCTCGATGTGCGGCTGGGTGACGACCGTGGCGCCGAGGTTGCGCATCGCCGTGACCACGAGGTCGAGCGCTTCCGCGTAGGCCGCATTCAGTTCAGGCGGACGCTCTTCGCGTGCCTCCTTGTAGCCCTTGTAGATCTGCTGCCGACGAGACTTCGACTGGCCCGACTCGACTACGAGAATCATGTCGGCCGGCACCATGTTCAGCGTCTCAAGGCAGGCGACGATGCTGTTGATCGCATTGTCGTAACCATAGACCCCGCTGTTGACCTGAACCTCCTTCCCGTTGAACTCGACCTTCTTCCCGTTTTCTGCGTCGACGCCTGCGAACAAACACCGCTTGATGACCGACGACATGTCCACGATCAAACGTTTCATCCCTAACCTCGCTATCGTGCGTGTTGCTTTTCCCGAATTTCTTTCGCGCTCTGACAACTGAAGCAGCGCATCTTGCACATAAGTAATCGTGCATCCTCGATCTCGTCGCCACAGTCTGCGCAATAAGGGTCGAGGTTGTCCGGGTCCTGTTCCGGCGCCGCGAGGCGCCGGTAGTGCGCGACCGAGTCCTGTGTCGCCAACTCAGCAAGGTGGTTGGCGCGGTCGATCTCATCTGCCATGCGCTCAGTCCTTGATGCGGTTCTCGCGATCCTCGACCATGTCAACAACGGTATCGGTCGTTTCGAAAAGATGCTGCAGTGTGCCGACGTTGGTAACCTCAATGTCTCCCACGCACACAGCCACACCCTGCTCACTGGAATGCGAACCCGCTGCACCCGCCAGCCCTGCCCCAGGTCGAGACAAATGCACGACGGTGCCGCCGATACGGCGGAAGAAGTCTGCCTCCAACTCAAAGCGCACATCGGGGACCACGATATGATCCGTGTCCTTGAGGGCGGCGAAGGACAGGTACCACCGCTTGAGCCATACATCCTCGCCGAACGTGCCCTTGACCGCTTCAGTGCCCAACTTCTGGAGCATGGTTCGGGGCGACATCCCCCAATACTCCATGACTTCCTCCTTCTTCTCGCGATCGAAGAAGAAATTGGCGCCGACGCCGAACGCGGCACTGGCCGCAAGGCGGAGTGGATCCGCAAGAGCGATCTTCACGAAGCCGTGGTTCTCCCATAGGCGGTCAGCCATCGTGTCCTTACCGCTGCCGGCCTTGCCGGTGATGCAAATCAGTTTAGGCATTTGAGTTCTTCTATTTGTATTGTCAGTCAATGAGTCCCGCGTTCTTGAGCTTGAGATACAGTCGCTCGCGCAGGTACTCGGGGTAACGCAACTTCCATCGTGACGGGCAACCGAACATTCGGTAAAAAGTGCGCTTGTCAACGACGGCGGGGACCAGCAGTTTGAAGAGTTTGCCCATGATGTCGTGCCGCCCGGTCACGATCTCGATCGCCTGCTCCTTCAGGTCTTGTGGAACGCGCCGGACAGCAGGAGCGAAGAGGTTGATGAACTTGGTGATGTGAACCATCGCACACGCGCCAAGCAGGGCGCGGTCGTACTCGGTTTCCAGCCGCTCCGAGATGTAGATCAGCGCCTTGTCATGCGTTCCATACGTACTCCAGTCGTTGATGTCGGGCCAACGCACGTCCCGCTTAGGGCTCGTCAGCCACTCCGAATACCGGCACTTGACGACGCCATCCATGATTCCGACGACATCGACCTCGTTGTGTGCGTACAGGGAGTTCGGCCCCTGCACCATCTCCCATCCCGGCTGCTGACCAAGCCAGACGATGTATCGTTCAGGGCTGCCGCGCACAAGGCGTAGCACCTGGTCCGAGATGGCTCCCCTGACGCGCTCCCCATCCAGAACTTCGGGCTGCATGTCCTGAAACAGAATCTTCGAGAACGCATCGATCGCAACGTCATGACGGATGTTGAGTGTCGGGATCATGAAGTCGGCCAGCGACTCGCCCTCGAACGCCAGCTGCGTCAGCATGGGCGGGATTGGAATCTCGACGCGGCGCTTCTTCTGGTACGCGCTGCCGGGCGGGAAGCGCGTCACGAGATGGTCGGCGATCGCGCGCAGCAGTCTCGCACGCGGAATCGGCTTCATCGCTTCATCGCGGCCGCCTCAGCAACCACGTCCCGATTGTTGGCCCGCTCGGCATCGAACCTCAAGTCGGGATAGCGAGCTTCGAGTTTCTTGATGTTGATGTCAAGCACATCTCCCAGGCTCAGGTCGAGAAATTGGCACAGCCCATTGGCATAAAACATGCAGTCGCCAAGTTCCTCGATTACCTTGTCGCGGTTGAGTTGCCGGCCGTAGGCAAAATGCTTCTTGACTTCGTCAAGGACCTCGCCCGCCTCCCCGGCCAAGCCCATTGCCATGTGCGCAAGGTCGTCCGTCGGCGTGTCTAGGTTCTTGAGAAGGCCCGCCGTCTTGATCTCGTAGGTGCTGATATCCATCCGTTATGCTCCTTGTGTTTGCATGAATGCTGTAATGAACTCTGTGGCGAGTGGCGCTACGAGGGCGTTGCCGTAGGCGTGCAGTCGTCCCACGCTTCCGGGAGACCCATAAGCCACCGGGAAAGTCCCGGATTCAACAGGACGCCACTTTCCATCGAGGAAGGGCAGCCAGTCGGCATCTGCCCAGAATCCAGAAGTCCGGCCATCTGCGTCAGCGGTACGTCCTTGTCGTGCGGCCTCGGGGGTTTGCAACCTCTCTTCGAATCTGTTGCTGTCGGAGTGACCCGCCCTGCCCACTGAAACGCCTGACGCGGTAACTGGTCCAGCCTCCGCCTGATAGTGCCATCGGGGTTGCGGCTCGCTGTCGCCATCCCCGGCGTATCCTTCCAATCCCTCGTCGTCGGCGTGACCCACCCAGTAGAGGCGTTGGCGGATGTGCGGGGCACCGACGCCCGCAGCGCAAAGATCGATCGCTGCTGCGGTGTAACCCTCGTTTTCCAGGTCAGTCTGTACAAGGTCGAACCAGCCGAGGCCGTCCGCGCTTGCAACCTGCTCGCCAAACACGACGCGAGGTCTGCACTCCGAGATGAGGTGGAAGAAGGCAGGCCACAGGTGCCGCTCATCATCAAACCCGCCTGCTTTGCCTGCCGTGCTGAAAGGTTGGCACGGGCATGATCCGGTCCAGGCGGGTTTGCTATCCGGCCATCCCGCCTGTCGTAGGGCGTGAGACCAGACGCCGATTCCGGCGAAGAAGTGACATTGGGTGAATCCTCGTAGGTCGTCAGGTCTGACATCTTCAATGCTCCGCGTATCGACCTCGCCCGGCGCAATCAGTCCGGCCGAGATGAGGTTTCTCAGCCACTGCGCAGCGAACGGGTCAATCTCGTTGTAGTAGGCGCTCATCTTGTCTTTGAAGTAGGCCAAGTAAAGACCCCGTCAATGACGGGGTCCGTGTTCTGATTAAGCGCTGAAGTGTCAGGCGTTTTCAGCGATCCAGAGTGCGATCGCCTTACGCACCGGGCCGCGACCCGCCGCCTGCTTGACCTTCTTCTCCTGCTCGCCCTTCTCGTTCAGCTTCGGCGAACCGTCTTCGTTGAACAGCAGTTCGGGTTCCGGGATCGGGAAGTGACGATCAACGAAAGCGTCGATGCGGGCCTTGTTTTCCAGCAGGGCCTCATGTGCCAGTTGCTCGCCTTCGGTCTCGAACAGGAAACCGTCGGTGGCGCGATACAGAGTGATAGCAGACATGATTTTTCCTTCTTATTGTTGTCAGCGGGATAGTTGGCCCCTGCGACACCCGCTTGCCGCCGCAGAGGTTCGGGTCAGTAACCCAGTTTCTTGAAGGCTCGGACAAGGTCCGGGTCCGGGTTCTCAGCCTTGGTCATGAACCACTTGACGTAGTGCGGAGGGACATCCTTCAGCGGCAGGCCAAGGTGCTTGCCGAATGGCATGGTTAAGTGCTCGACCGGCGCATTGGCCAATTCGAACAACTCGTACAGGCTGCGGCCCGTGTCGTCGGACATTCGTTTTGTCATGTCCAGAAGAACACTCACGTCACCATCGGCTGAGTGAAATCTTCCCTTGTCCACATTTAGATCAAGGAAGTAAACCATTGTTGAGAGTTTATGGTTAGGCGCCGTTGGGTATATCCTCCGCGCAAGGCGAAGGAGATCCATTTGCGGAGTCCAGTCTGGCAGGTATTGGTGCAAAAACCTGTAATCAAACGGGCTGTTGTACGCGCAAAAAATAACATCGCACGCACTAAAGATGCCGCCTAGCACGATAGAAAAATACTCGTCAAGGGTCGGAGCACCGACTACGTCCCTGCTTGTTAGGCCGTGAACCGCGCTGGATTCTGGTGGAATAGGCATCTCGGGGTCGATGATGCTGTGGCCCTTATCATGTACAACCAGATAGTCATCAACGAGTATCCACGCAACTTCAACAACTCCAGAGCCCTGCGTAACTCCAGTGGTTTCAACGTCGGCATAGAGCCATTGATTTCTCATGAATGACTCCAAATATACTCGGCCCCGGCCAAGCCGACTCGTGCCACCACGATGTCTTCTAGGCTGAGATCAGACTTAAGTTTGCGCCCAAGGTCTGACGAGCCCATGCCAATCAGTTGGCCCCACCATGTAATTGGTAGGCTGAAACCAAACGCCTCTAAGTATCTATTGTTCCGCTTGTTGGTTGCTTGCTCATGGCTTGTAGCCCATCTGCAATTAGATGCAGAATACCCCAGATTGTTGTCCACCCTATCCAGGCTACACCCGTGCGGGCGATCACCCATGTCTCGGTAAAAAGCCTCAAAGTTAAGCCAGTCTTCACTTACGGTGATACCCCGGCCGCCATAGTCAGACCATCTCTTGTGGGTAGGTCTTACACATCTAGCGACCATGTCCGCCCAGATTTGATATATCTTCGATCTTGCCATGCCGTGCTTGTGATTCCTAGCATTCAGAATGTCTCTAGCTAGGCACCCACAGGATTTAGTGTTGCCAGTGAACACGCTATAGGGGTTCCCCGTATATGTGTTCCCACAATCGCAACTGAAAGTGCCGATCGCACTTTCAGTTGTGTCATTCCATGCAACAGACTCAAACGTCAGTCTGTTGAACTTCCTTCCAATTTTGGATTTTGTTTTGGCTCTGATGTGCGACATTTAGTTCTTCTTATTATTTTGACAACTTTGCCCAGACTAAGACGCCCGCTGAAGACGCCTTAGTCTGGGTCCTCGACCGCTACGCCGAGGACCCCGTGAACCCATAGTCCGACTGCTCAGTTGCAGTGCTCCACACCCGAAGGTGTTCTGGGTCGGCGTTATATCGTCGCGCTTTCAGTCCGTGACGAGCGGTTGGAGACACCCCCTGATGTCTTTGCCCTTCAGGGTCTGCGCGAAAGCTCCGCAGTTACATGGGCGCCGGACACTACCGCCTCCGGCTGGCGGCGAAGATTACTTGGCTGCGGCGAAGGCGAAATTACTATACTTCATCGCCCCTTTTGAGCGAGCAACCGCCTGAATCTCGATCACGTTCGAGCCACCCTTCGACAGACCCTTCGACTGCAGCAAACCTTGCGTGGTGCAGAAGGCAGCGAAGTTTCCGGCCGAGGTCTGCGACAACTGCACGAGACACAGTTCGCGCTTTTCGGGATCAACCGCGCCGTCCTTCGCAGTCCAGGTCAGGAAGCCGAACAGATCGATGTACTTCGACGAGCGCGCCTTCGTGTAGCTGAGCGACTTCAGGAACTCGATGTACTCGTCAATCGTCTGGCCATCGCCATGAATCGTCTTGCCATCGTAGGACGTGCGCAGGTACTCCATCGACTCTTGATAGCCAGGGTCCTTCGAGTCCAGTCCAGCACTGACGAGAGTGCGGTGGTTCCAGCTTTCGACCTCGATCTTGAACTTCTCGCCCAGACTCTTATCCGCGATGTACGCAGAACCCTGCTCAGCCTTGATGCGGGGGACGGCCAGCGACAGGCCGACGACGGCGTCTTCAGGGAAGGCGTTCTGCAGGTCGGCGAACGCCATCTTGAACTTGGCTGCGGAAGGTGCAGCAACAGCGGTGGCAGCAACAGGGGCAACAGCAGTGGTTTCGGCAGCAGGTGCGGTCATGATTTCATCCTCGGTTTCGAAGGCGGGGGCGGAAGCGGAAAGGGTGTTGTCAGCTTGCATGTCTTTGAGGGCCATTTTCGTATTCACTCTTGAGTGTGGGTTGGCAATTTCTGCCGGTGACAAGGGCCAGATCACGCTGGCCCTTGATTCGTAATGTAGACCAAACCCTGAAGTTTGGCAACATCTTTTGCTTTCTTACATATCGAAAAACGATTCAATCCCCTCCTTGCTCATATGAGCGCATGAGAAACGGAAAATCTTCTCGAACGGCGTCTTGCGTATCGGCGAGTCCATGCAGTCAAGGCTCACGACACCTGCGTAAGACCGCATGCCAGCGATGAAGGCGTCCTCGTTATCGAACAGAACCTCCATGCCGAGTGACTTCCTGTAGCGGACGTACTTCGCAAACGCCAGTTTCAGCTTGATATCGACGTTGACCTCGTCGGTGTAGAACTCGACGTTCTTCTCCAGCTTGTACTGAATGTCCCGCTCACGACTCAGTTGAGCCATGACGTCAAGGACCTTGGCCGCTTCCGACATCGTCATCACAACAAGGTGGCCGACCGTGCCGAGCAACGCCTCCTTCATCGCATCAACTTTGTCGTCGTAGCGGTCGCCGAACACGGAAGACAGAACCTGCTTCAGCAGGTCGTGGCCTGCCAGCACAACGGACAGGTTGAAGATCGGGCGCTCGATGTCGTCACTGACCGCGTCGCCGACGCGGGTGCGAAGTTGCTCCTGATAGTGCTCGACCGTCGCGGCAATTGAGCGCACATCGGACGACATCACGGCCTGTGCCAGGGACTTGCCCAACTGCGACAACGGCCCAGCACGACGCCGCGCAAACACATAGGCGAAATGCTTGCCGCGCCCCGCCCGGCTCGCCTTCGAGAACGGCACGGATACCGAACGCTCAAGGATGGCAGTCTGTGACTCGATCGCTTCGCCGATGAAGCCTACGGGGGCGACGTTGGAATAGCTGTTGATCACGACCTCCTTATTGCCCGCGTCCTTGGTCAACGAGCCACGCTCGATCTGCCCGCCCTCATAGTTGTTGCGGAAAATGTTCGATAGTAGATCCTTGTTGTGCTTGCTCATCTCACGCGGCTTGTACTCGTCGAACAGCACCGGGATGCTGGCCGACTGCGTGACCGCCGCCATGATTGGGAAGAAGGTCGATCCCGTGGCCGAGAGTTTCTTCGGGTCGTGGCGCCAGTAGTGCATGTGGTTGAACAACTCGGTTGTCTTCGACTTTCCTGAGCCGGCCTGACCCCACACCTGCATGATCGGGAACTGTTTGTAGGCTTCACGGATCGGCTGGCACATGAAGCAGGCGGTAAACCAGCCGACCATTTTCCCGAGCGTGACGCGGTCATTGATCTCCCACAAATTGTCGAAAAACTCCCGTGTCTCGTCAGTGTCTTCCAGTGACGGTGACGACCAAAGGTCGGATTTGAACGCGCCGTCCGGGTCGTTCATCCCACGGAAACGAAGTTGGGTCCCGTTAAGGCTCAGGACCTTGTCCGACGATGAAAAGATGATCTCGGTTGGGCGCTGAGTTCTAGACTCCGGCGTGGTCGGGGGCGTGATCACATCAACTCCCTCGCGCGATACGGTAATCATGATGGCTCCGCGTGTTCTGATTCTAAAAAGGTCCGTTAGTTGCGGGACCACGGTGTCGGGTGCGGAAATGGATGTTCCAAATGTCGACAGCCACGATTGAAAAGACGCCTTCGAGGTCATCGACGCCATCGGCAGGATGCGCCGCCCATGGCTCAGGCCGTCGACAATGACCTCGACCTCGTACCCGATACTGCTGCCGTCAGACAATTTGCCCAGCCGCACCGGCTTGGCGAAGCCTGCCGAACTCACCTTGACCGGGCCGTTCTCGGTCTTCATGAATACGCCTTGCCTGGAGTACGTTACGGCAAGGCGCTCCAGCGTCTCCTGCGTGGCTTTCTTGATCGCCTCCCGCAGTGCCGCCCGCTCGGCCTCGGCTTCCTCATCCGTCAGCGGCTCAGCACTATCGTCACCCTCGTCGCCCTCATCCGGCTCACCATCTTCGTCAGCCTCAGCAGTTTCGACACCCGACCAGTCAAGGTCTTCCGCGTAGGCGCCCTTCGCGAACAGGCTCTTGATGCCGCCGATGGAAAATTCGTACCCTGGGTTTTCGTCCTGGTAGCGGATCTGGTTACGCAGTTCTCGCTCGCGCTTGCGCGGGCTGCCGTAGCGGTCGCTGTCCCCGCTGTGGGTATCGATCAGCCCCTTGGCATCGTCGATGATCTCCTGTTCCGACTTGCCCAGTGCGAGACCGAAGGACGCAACCTGCATCGCGATCTGGTTCCAGCCCACGGTCTCGCGCACGCCCTCGCCCGTGAGCAGCAGACGGAACGAGTCCGGCCACTTGCCTTCAAACCGTTGCACGTGCTCGTTGCTGGTCTTCTTCGCCTTCCTGCGCTTGAGCGCGAGGTCGACCTTTTCTCTTGCGAGGGTGAACAGCAAGCTCAACTTCGCATTGCAGGTCGGCGGCGTAATCGGCAGCGCAGCCCGTGGCGCAGAGCAGATCGATTTGTAATCTTCGACCGACGCCGTCATGAACTCGTTGAGCGTGACCTGAACCTTGTACAGACCGTTGTCACGCTTGACGTTAGGTACCCGCCACTGTCGCCCTTTTTTTGCGGAAAAAATACGCATGTCGAGTGTGTCAACGTATGTTGACATCGCCATCTCTTTGAAGATCGCGGGCAACATTGCGATGCCGGCAGGCGGCACCTTCGCCACGAAACACTCGATCGGGATCTCGATATGAACCCCGCGCCCACCCGTGAACCACAGACGCGCCTGACTCTTGTCGAAGCCGTGCTCCTTTTCCAGCTTCAGCAGGAAGACACGAGCCTGGTTCAGGACCTCGTCAAGGTCGCCGTCGAAGTCCGTGTAGAACCCATACGGCGCCCGATACTTGACCGCCTGCTGTTCTTCAGCCGTCAACGGCTGGGTAAAACTGTTGTCCACGTCGAGGACAGTCACAAACTCGGGCTTTAACTCACTGACAATCCGGTCCCGCTCGGACGCCAGGGCGCATTCCCAGACGGTACTTCCGCCGGTCGGCTGTACAAAAAAGAACACGGCCTTTTATCCTTATTATTCTGGCAGGCGGTCGAGCGTAACCCAACGCCACGGGTCTCCGCAAATTGATGTTCTTGAAACTTGAGCGTGCTGCTGGTTGTGGCAACCTTACCGGCCAGCGATCGCGTCCCGAATATCTTGCGGGCCTCGGATCACCGTGTTAATCAGGCTGTCGTTGTCCTGAACGAACTGCCACAGCCGGACCTGCAAGGTCTTCTGCGCGATGGCGATCCGGCAGTTGACCCCGTTCTTCTGCCCTGCACGATGGACGCGGGCAACTGCTTGATGAAGGTCAGCAGCACGATAGGGCAACTCCACCATTAAAATGTCGCGACATACATGCTGGAGCGAATCTATACCAGCGCCTCCTGACTTATGTTGAAGGATAATGACTTTACAGTTTGCGTCTTCAACAAACCTGTCGATGTTCTTCTGACGTTCAGACGAAGCCGTACCACCGAACAGAGCAACAGCATTGAGCCGCTCCAGATGCTTGAGCAGCCGCTGAGTCGTCATTCTGTAGTGGCAGAAGATCACGAGTTTGCGCCCATTCAATTCTTCAAGCACCTCGTCGATCAGGTCCAGCACCGTGCTCTGTACCTTACCTTCGCTGAAGTGCTCGGCGTTGTTCGGGATCTGCTGCAGCGCCTGGTAAAGCGCGCTGACATTCGTGAGGTCGATCTTCTCGCCATTGGTCAGCTTGACCATCTGCTCATCGGCGAGCTTCTGATATAGGCGCAGGTGTTCAGGGTCAAGGTCGTAGTACAGTGGTGTGTAGGTGAGTTCAGGTAGATCGTGGAGCACGTCCTCTTTAAGAACCCGATGCGCATTCAACATCAGGTTGCGGGTAAGCATATCTAGGTTGCCATAGGCTTTTGGCTTGTTACTTAGGAAGTCGCGCTCAGTAACGTGAATGGACTCAAATTGATACTGCGTCGCATAAACCTTTGGCGACACCAACTTAATGAGCGCGTAGGCGTCTTCTGGTACGGACATCGGCGTCCCCGTCAGCAGGCACAACTGCTTGGACACGAAGAAGTCGCGGACCTTCCTGAAGTTGTCGGAGCCGGGGTTCTTCAGCATCTGCGCCTCGTCGACGATGCCAAACACAGCCTTGTCGCCGAGATGATCAACGAGGTACTTGTAGTCGCGCTTGAAAATCTGAATGCCGACGATGACAAACTGCTTGTCGAGGTCCAGTTTTTTGCGCTGAACTGGCGTACCGGCATACACAACCTGCGTCGAGTTCGGCAGGCGCGCAATGTTTCTCGACCAGTTGGTCAGCAAGACGGGCGGCACGATAATAAGTACCGTGTCGACCATGGCAGTCATCAGCTTGTACTTTGCTATTGCAAGGCTTGTTAAAGTCTTGCCGGTGCCTACGTCGAAGTAGAGCGCCAGCCTATCTAGTGCAGACAACTCACGCACGGACTTCTGCTGAAATGGATACAACTCGATCGGAAACTTTCCTTCGCTCCTGACGAAGTCGTAGCTATCGACCTCTGAAATAACTGCGTTCATGTTGCGCCCTATTGTTATAGTTATCGGCGTAAGTTCTTTTTATCCGAATCGTCTGCCTGTCGTGAAGTCAACGCGGACAACGTTGACGCCCAGTTCGCCAATCAGTCTCGCGTTGGCCTCTCGCGCCCTCGCCCACATGGTCTTGAGGTAGTCTGAGGGCCACGGCGCGGTAAGTTCCAGGCTGTCGCTGTCGAGCATCATGAAGTCGCGCATGAACTCGATCGGCGGGCCGGACAGGGATCGTCGCAGATCCCGGTATAGGTAGGTGTCGATGCTGCGGCTGATGTCGTTGCCCGCCCACGGCTGGGTGACGAGGTCGTCGACCTCGGGCATGACAAGCCACAGCAAGTTCATCTTGATCTTGTCAACACAGAAGTTTTGTTGCGTCCATCGGACGCTCGGCATTTCATACGGAAAATAACGAACGTTGGCTTCAAGGATTCCCATTGTTCCTCCAAAGTAGGCGGCGCACACCGACATGGCTATGCGCCGCGCTGACGGTCAGACTCGGTCCAGATGCCGCTTAGCCCGCTTCAACCCCTCCTCTTTGCGATGGGCCAGGTACTCCGCATTGTCCCGGTCCGGCATACGCGCCGTGCGCCAGTCACGCACTTTCCTCGCCCGAAGGGCGGGCGGAACGTTCAGTCTGCGCCGGATGCCCATCGCCTGCAACAGTTCCGGGTAGTCGTGAATAGCGTCGTTCTTGATGCTTATACCCCACGCGCTGCGCAGTTGAGATCCCTCGCGCGTTTCAATATACGGCACGATGACCTCCGCAGTGGCCACAAGTAGGCCTTTCAACGGGCCTGAAGTGGGCCGTAGTTCATACAAACCCGAAGCGTTCGTCTGAATGTCGAGCAACATTGTTATCCTTTTTGGCAGCGAAAGGGTCATAGCCCAATTTGGTGTATCGATACTTCCCTTTTATCAGGCGATGGAAAGAACTGCCCACGCTCTCAGCCTTGCTCAAGGCGTCAAAAACGCTGTACCTCACCCCGTCGTAACTGTACGAGCAGCCGGACTTGAACCGGACAAAAAGGGTGTTCTTGACATAGCCAGGCAGTCAATCGTGGTGCTGACAACGTAGGTCCTTTCCATTTGAGTCTCCTGATAGTTTGTGTGCTATGTTGCTTAAGGTGACATGTAAATCCTGTTCTTTTGTTTTGCTTTCAGTGCTGAGTATTGTGCTGAGTTGTGTGCTGCGTCAGGCTTCCTGCGTATCCAGCAAGCGATCGGCCGCGCGATCTTCCATGTGCTCCCGCGCAACTGCCTTGTCCCGCTTCTCGGCCGCGTCCCAGGCTGCAGAGAAGATCGTGTCGCCGACCTGTGAGTCCAGCAGGAACTCGACGTTGACCCCGTCGCACGTTAGGCTGCCGATCTCAAACTCACCTTCCTCGGGCGGGTCCCAGTAGGTGCCTGGAACCCCCGGCGTAAAGGAAACATCGGCCTCGAAATCGAGGCCGATGGCTGAGAAAGTGATGTTCATCGTAGCATCTCCTTAAATTTGCGACACCTATCGAATGTGGCTACTTCATAGGCTGGCTGACGGTCAATACTCATCGGCCTCCTTGTTTCTGTAGTAACAGAATTCCACTGCGTCAGACTGCGACGCAAAGTCTGCCACCCAGGAACACGAGCCGTCTTCGAACTTGCGATAGCATCCGTAGAACTCCGCTTCGTCGGGTTTGCACAGAACAACCTCCATGCGCACCTTGCCCGCTAGGCTAATCTGCCCTGCCGTCTTGCAGGGCTGACAGTAGTACCCCATCTCAACTCTCCTCAAAGTACATCTACGGCTTTCACCGATTCTTCAACGTTGTGGCTGGCTGGCAGTCACGTCACCTCACGAAGCATCGACAGAGATATACACCTTGCCTTCCATCCCGGTCATTTCCCGGAACTTACACTTCGCCGCTTCGAGTACGTCTGAATCCAGCGGCGCAATCTTCGAGTACGAGTAATCCCCACTACCAGCGACACGGATGCCGACGCACCACTCCAGGAGTGGTGCGTCGTAGTATGGTGAAGCATAGTCGATCGTGCCCTCATGTAGCATGTCGTCGATACCTTTGACCTCGGCCACGTCGTTGTATGGCAGGCCGACCATCAGCACGGCAGAAAATTCGATTCCCATTTCGTTTCTCCAGGTCGTTACAGCGTAATCAGGTCTTCGAGAACGTTGCCGTTCTCGTCGCATATGTCGGATCGCGCCATCGACAGGTCGTTGTTATGCGCATGAGCCCACTCCGTCACATTGGGCGGGAACAGGTTGTAGTTTTCGGACTTCGGCCCATACCCGTAGGCTTCAGCAGCCGCTTCTAGGAAAGCGAGGTAGCTCTCGAACACTTCCACCATCGAGCGAAAGCCGCCAATACCTGACTGCAGATCGCTGTCGACGTGCTCGAAGTCCGGGGTGTCGATAGCGAACGTGGCGCGCTCTCGCCCACTAGGGTCAGGCTTTACCCCCATGAGCGTGATCCAACTATCGCCGATCTGCAGCGACGGCCCGAGGCGGGCGCTGATTTTGAAGGGTGCGTGAAGTTTCATTCTGACACCTCCGTGCGAAGAGAGTTGTCGAATGCTTCGTAAATGTAATCTTTGATCTCATTACGGTTGCGGCCGCTGACGACGAGGTGAAAGCCGAGCATCAGCGATGGCTTGACCGTGATTCGATGGTGGGTCCAACCCGCGTAACCACCAAAATCATCCATGTGGTGGAAAGATGTATCGAACACCAACTTTTCCGGCGTCGACGCCTCGATGTCAAACTTGGTACCGCTGTCAAATCCGCCACCGCTCGGCATGTTCTCGCGCACTAGGTGTTCCAGCAGCACCTTGTGCTTATCTCCCCACGCTACGTTACCGCTCCGCTCGCAGTTACGAATCGCCGTCACGAGAGTTGCCAACCTTCTGTAAAGTGGTACAGGTTTCATGATTAGTGGTTCCAGAAGTAATACCCGTCATGCTCACAGAAGTCGCCACCGATGCGGAGGTCGTTAGCGTACTTCTCGTAGTCGAAGTAAAAGCGCAGGTTCTCCGGGATCGACTCAATCTCGCCGGTCTCTTCCAGCAATTCTTCGGCCATGTCCCCCCACGACTCGTATTTGCCGTGGTAGCGGTCTTGGAAATCCTGTTTGTCCCAGCCGGAGAAGATGTAGCAATACGCCTTCACCGCATCCTCGTCAAACTCGTCGTAGGCTTCGAGCACTTCCCAGCACTTCTCATCGATGTAGGACTCGCTCACCATCCCGGACGGGATACCCTCGCTGTCCTGGAACATAAACTCGGGGTAGCCTTCATCGTCGTGCAGTTTCTTGCACGCCTCCAGAAACTCGTCCTTGTCTTTGTAGTCTTCAAGGTCCAGCCACTCGCCCTCGAGGCTACCGGCGTAATATTTGGCATATGTTGAGACAAACACTTTCATTTCAGTACTCCGCAGTACGTGAAACAGCCAGCCCATTCCCTATAGGAAGTCTGCGGTTCAATTCGTAGAACCTCAGGGCTTCCATTGCTGGACCTGATAACACACAAATCGCCATTACTTACGCTTACCGGATCTTTAACGTCTTCCCAGCCGTATCGCAGTGTGGGCTGACGTATTCTCAGCGACCCGTCGGCCTGCCCCATATCGACCATTTTAATACTCCGTAGTCAGGCTTCCGTCGTCCAGGCGCTTCATGATGTCGGCGCCCAATTCGTCGCGCTCATCGTCGTTGGTGAACTGCTCATGGTACGCAGTCCAGGCATCGTCGTAAGTACGGCACTCGCAAACAACCTCTTGGCGGTCTTCACCTGCATAAATGACAACGACCCACTTGTTGGTCATTTCTGAGGTTCCTCAGAACGTGCAGATTTCAAGGATGTTGCCGTCACAGTAGTCAATGGCAGGGCCAAAGCCGATCATGTGCCAGCCTTCGTCCAGCCAACTATTGGCAAACTCTTTGGCAATAGCCCTTGCATCAACGTCGTCTTCTGCGTTGAAGATGAAGTAGCGGCTACCTTCGCTGGGGTGGCCCAGCGCAACGCAGTGCAGTTCGTCTTTTATGTTCATTTCAGTTTCTCCATAAATAAACCCGCACGAGGCGGGTTTGGTTGGTAAAAATTGAAGTGGGTGGCTGGACTCGAACCAGCGCGCAGACTATCTAGAATAAACGTCCCGCTCTACCAACTGAGCTACACCCACAAGGAAGCCGCCGCCATTATCCCGAAGGCTGTTGTTATCAAGAAACGCCCCGGAGCGCGACTCCCAGGGTCGGCGGCTTGCTTATAGGTGGTCCCTTACGGAGACCAGTCGTACTTTACCACAGCGGTGGAACCGCCTCACCTAAACCATGCCTTCCATTGCATGGTAAATGCGCCGGATGTTGTATCTGGCCCCATCTGGAGTATGGGTGATGTCCATTTCGTGAAGATCGTCCAGCATACGCCGAGCCGCTTCCAACCGAGGTAATTTCTCTTCCCTTAGCAGGCTCAAAGCGTGGCGGTACAGCCCCTCATCGTTGTTGATCCACAGGGACACGTTCCAGTAGTCGTAGCTTTTGTGGCCGTTGTAAGGTTTCATGACTTCATCTCTTTCCTGAAAGGTTGATCAAGGTGTTGCCCCAGCGGCCAGGTATGATTAGCGGAGTAGCATGAATCGGCATTCGGTCCAATGAAACCCGGCTCACCAAAGAAGATCGTATTGTCGTACCACTCCTGGTCGGTACGGTACAGTGGAGCGTAGTACCAAGTTGCGGTACCTCCGTGGTCGATGGGGCGCCTGAGTCCCCACGCAGGCACATGCTCCATGGTAAAGCGGTGAACGTACTTTCGGCAGGCTTCTTTTAAACCCAACCGTTGCTTGGTCATTTCAGTAGCTCCTCAGGAACATCAACCTCGTCCCCCAGGACAGAGGCGCAATAGCACCGCATGGCAGCGATGAGGGGTGTGGGGCCATGTTTGTTTGTCCAACCCGTCAGAACGGGGTGGGCTACTAGCGGATGATCCTTGGTGTGGCGGATTTGAGCGCTCCATGTACCGCCTAGATTTGGGGCGACTTTTATCTTCTCACGATCGATGATCGGCCCGCCTTGTGCCCAAATGGTTGAGGGGCTCCAGAAGTGTTTGCTGGAGGGTAGGTGACTGATTGGGAGCTTCTTTGCTGCTACAGCCACCGCCCAATTCAGGGCAGGGCCGAGGATCTCACTGGTTTTGATCTTCATGATTCAGCCTCGTTTCGCACGGTACAGCACGAAGTTGTTGATCACGAACTTCTCGATGATCACTTTCATGGTTCTCTCCTTATTCGGTAGTGTAAAAATGATGCACCCTTCCTTGAACGAACTCATTGAGGTTGGCAGTCCAATGAGATTGGGGTTTTCCATGTCGTCATCAGTCAGCCTGCGGTGGCAGTCTTGAGTGGCGCATTGATCTGCATCGGCACAGAAGGTCTTGTCTTTGAAGTGGATCATTCTTTCAGCAGCGCCTCATATTTCAGGCGCTCAACCTCCAAGCTCTTCATTATTTCCAGGTGAGTCCGCCTTTCTTGTGCGTTGAAGTACATGAGGATTGGCGTGAAGGCCAGAAATAGCGCGATACCGAGTTCCATCACACATCCTCCGTGTTCTTGAGTGCTTCTAGTGCGACGTTTCGAACAAACGACGTGGCAAGCGTTCCATATTGACACTCGTCGCTTGTTGCTGCGTATTCGGTAAGCCCGAAAAGCGAATCCCGCAACTCCTTCACCGCAGCTTCCAGCCGCTCAATCCGCGCCTGCTTCTGGCGAGAGTCCTGCTCTGCGGTAGCATCTTCGACGTGGCCGCTTCCTCCGCATGACGGGCAGTTCAGGTGTGACCAGTCGTTCTCTTTGCCGTCGTTGTGAAAGCATTTCTCGTCGTATCTGGCGATGATCTGCTTGATATTTTCCTGCCTGTCCAGCGGCAACGAGTTGAACCTTCTAATGATGTCGCTCACGACTTCGCCTCCCGTGCTTTGAGCATGGCGTCGGCCCTGTGAAACCTGAAAGCCGCCTCGCCTTTTGCATGCCAGTCCTGCTTGTCTTTCGGAGATGCGTATGACGGGAACTCTCCGATCAGCGCTTCAAACGCGCTAATTGGAACGTCGGTCATGTCGATCTTCGCTGCGAAGTAGTCGCGCAGCGTCATACCAGAACACAGCATTGGATATTCGCCGTGTTCAACCGTTACGCGGGGGCCGCCGTTGTTGATTTCGTTCATTGCATGTTCCTCCCGATCTCCGCACACGCTCTGCGCAGGGATGTGGCGGGCGTATAATTTGAGTTTATTAACTACACAAAAAGCGATCTCAAACGCCATTTGAGTCATCGGTGACCTGTACCCTTCACCCTTTCGTTTTACTGGCCACTGGCCGTCTTTGATGCACGCTTCGAATGCAGAACGAAATGGCGCTTCTTCTGCGTCAAACGGTCTCTGCACCCTCAGCGCATCTAGTTCAGCGCGAAGGGCGTCGCGCTCATGCTCAAGCGATTCGATCTGTGCAAGGTGCTTCAATTCCTGTTCGCCAAGCAAGCGGCATTGCTCCATCAGATCAGCCTTCACTTCTGCAAGCGCAAGCGATCTTTCGTTTGCCGTGCTCATTTCTTCACCTCGTAGTTCTTCAGCGTATCAATGGCATCCCTAATCCCCTGGTGCCATGCAGGAGCCGATGCGAGCGCAGCGGATGCTGAGGCGATGGTCTCGGTGAGCGTGGCGACCTGGGCGCGGAGTGAGGCGATTTCTTCGAGCATGTCATTGCAGTCTGTATGGTACTCGCCAGATAGCTCCATGTTCGGGGTAAACAGGGTTTCTACGTTGTAGTTCACTTCAGTTCCTCTATGGTTTCAGTGAAGTATTCTCCATCCACAATCTCGTCGCTCCCATCGAAAGTTAGAGCATCATCAAGCACCATTTCATACGCGATATCTTCCGCGCTGCGCGCATCGTCCGCTTCAACTTCGACCGTCGCCCGCTCCACGTGCTTCGTGAGCCATCTGACTTCCACTAGGTATTTTGGCATCTCAAACCTCCATCATCTCGATCTCGGCCCGCAACTCGGCCAGTTCATCGCACACGTCCTCGTAATCCTCGCGCAGTGCCTGGAGTTCCTGCCGAGTGTGGATCAGGTTCTCCAGGCACGTGGCGAAGGCTTCCTGCCAATCCAGGGTCGTCATCTTAGTTCTCCGGGTGGGTAGCGCACAACCACTGCGCCACCTGCAGCGGCGCGAAGTTGTGAAACAGGTCGGCTGATACGCCGTCGAACTCGTCCATCATACCTTCATCGCCGATGTAACTGTAATAGACCTGTTCCGTACCATGGGCATACTCGGCTGACGCAACCGGGTCGCCGTTGATGTCATACACATCAACCACGTCGCCGTCCCATCGAAGGTCCACTTTGCAGTCGACGCCATTCACCGTAATCGTTTCCATTTCAACTCTCCGTCAAAGCCAGCAATTCAAGGTCCTGTACGCGCCTGCCGTACAGGTTGATGGTGTGCTTGCGGCGCACACCCATGTGTTCGGTCGTGATGACCACTGTTCGCACGGCTTGCGGGCAGTCGCCCATCGCGACACGGATCGGGTCGTCGACCTCGATCTGCACGACGCCGAGAATATTTTCCGTCACTTGGTTCTCTCCTGTAAATCTGGCAGTTAACTATGAAAGCCCCACGTGCCGTCCGAATGCAGCACGGCGCCCATGACGAAGGCACGGCCTTGCTCTTGGCTACGCTCGTGAAGTTGGTCCGTGAGATTGTCCACGACCTCGGACATGCTGCCGATGTAGCGCCCAAAACCGTCCGAGCATTTCTCGGCGCAGGCGGGCAGCGTCGGGTAATACGAAGCACACAGTTCGGTCGGGCTCTTGCTCAGCCTTGCTGTCACAAGCTGGATCGTGCCCTCGGCCGCGTCCTTGCGCATGCCGTAGAGCACCATTCGGCCCACGGCCTGATACCAGGCGTCGATTTCCTTTTGCGTTTCGAATTGCGGCATGTCCTCGTCGCTGTAATTGAGGACGAGGACACGGGTATGATAGTTGTGCATTGTCTTTCTCCAAATAAGTACAGCTAACCTAGTTTACTTTACGGTGTATTCGCAGATGCTTAAAGTTTCGCCAAGAAAGTCACGTACGTAGTCGAAATAAGCATCGGCCATTATCTCAGCGTCTTCAGGCTTAACAGCCTCACTAGGCATGTCCTTGTCCCAATAGGAGTTAGCTATGTGCACACGCTGCGCACGCGCCTTCTCTAGGCTATCAAACGCCATGCAGTCGGCCCCGTACTTATTGTCGTAAACAACGACCCAGACTTTCATTGTCTTTCTCCAAATAAAGAGGGCCACAGCAAGCGTGGCCCGTTGTGTGTGTGTGTGTTGCCGGTTACAGATCCTAGACGCCATGAACCTTCTTCAGCCACAGGTCAACGAAGGCGCAGTCGTCTGCGCTCAGGTTGAACTCGGGTTCATAGCCGCTCAGGCACAGGCCGGTGTGCCGGCGATCTTGATTGCCGCGATAACTGCTCAGGTAGTAGCGGCTGACGAAGTACCAGGGCTCATCGACGCCGGCCCAGGCAAGGTCTTTATGCACCATGTCGCCGGTCTGCACGTAGAACTCGACTACAGGCCCCCTGGTGTGCTTACGCAGGTGATTCAGGCAGCCGCTCAGGCCAAACCTGTCGGTGCCCGTCAGGAGCCGCGCCTTGTACCTGAGGCCGTTGTCGGCAGTGAAATCGATCGCTTTCATTTGATGATCTTCCCTTTAAAAAGCGGCATGTCCCGCCCGCCACACGTCTTCTTACCGACGTGCAAGGCGAGAAATTCCTGCAGATAGTAATCTGCAGACCGTGTCCTGGCCGTTGTACGGCTTGGCCTCCACCGGCCGATCAGACACGTACTTCACCCACGCCATCTTCGGCATTCCAGGATGGCTCGGCGTGCCCCGGCACAGCATCGGCATCTTGCCGTCCATGTCGGTGACGATGTAAAAGTTGTCGATCATCTTCTTTATCTCGCACGGTCCAAACGCACAGCAAAGAACAAGTCCCAGCCTGCGCAGCGAATTTGAGCCTCGCGCACCGACTTCTCGTCGCCCGACCACAGGTCTTCTTCAAGGTCTTCCTGCCACCTGTCGAAATACTCGACCATCAGGTGGTTGTCGAGGTCATGGTGCTCCATGATGCAGCACAGCGGGACGGCTACGAAGGTGATGATGAAACCAGCGAGTTCGACCATGTCAGCAACTCCTGAGCACAGCATAGTAACGAAGCCCGATGTAGCGGGCGAACCCGTCCGCCTCATCGAACGAATCGAAGTTCTTGGCCCATCGCACGTTGATGACAGGCTTGCGCTCTCCCACAAAACCCTGATTGGTTGCTACGTAGAACATCAAAATTCCTCGTTGATGAGTTGATAGACGGCGGCCGCGAACTCGTCCGGGTACAGGGCTGCAGCGTCGACCATTTCCGCCTGGCTCATGTGGATCACGTCCTCGACCGTGTAGATCGTCGGCTCATAGCCCTCTTCGTTGTTGTTGAAGTCTGCCCGGAAGAGCACGTCGCCACGGGCGAAGGCGTCCAACACGTCGACCTTGTTCGGGTCCCGAGTGGTCGGCAAGGCCGACCACTCGACGTTGAGCACGGCATCGCGCAGGGCGAGCAGGTGGGCCACGTCCAGGGTCTCGTTCCCGCTGTGCTCGTTCTCATAGCCCACCGAGATGTTCGAGCACTCGGGGATCAGATGCGTCAGGTTCGCGGTATCGGTGAAGATCCCGCCATTGCACGGCGCATAGTCCAGGCCGAGTGCATCCAGTTGGTCGGCCAATGCCATCGCCCACGCATCAGAGGCGCAGCGCCCGGCCGCCTGGTGAGTGATGATGTCAGACGCGCCACGGCGATCGAATGCTACGGCGGAATCAAACTGGCGGTAGAAGTCGGGCGAGGCTTCGGCACTGGCGCTGCTCCCGACCCCGCCCCGCTCTTCGGCCCTGAACACGGCCACGGTGCAGGGCAAGCCGGCCTCGATGATCTGCATGCAGAGCCAAACCCCGGCGCCGTCGTCGGCGCCCAGCGGGAGCCCGTCGTCCTTGTAGGCCAGCATCATGTTCGCGTCGTAGAGCACGGTCTGCTTGAACGATTCGGGCGTGTCGGACATGCTTTTTGCATGTACGGTGTCGCTGTGGCAGGTGAAAAGCTGCGGGCTTCCACCTGACACTTCAAAGAACAGGTTCCCGCTCTCGTCCGTCCACGCGGTAGTGACGTTGGGGTGGGTCGCATAGGGTCTGACGAACTTGTCTAGGAACGCTTCCTCGCCCTCGCTGTAGGCCGGGCGCTTGTAGGTCAGCATGTCGAGCAGGGTCTTGACTTCGGTATCGATACGTTGTTGAAACATGGTTTTCTCCTTCATGCTGCTTCAAGGTTGAGTTCGGCCGGCTGCGTCGAGGCAACCATTGCAAGGTGGGCTTCGCTTTGCGGCAGGACATAGCCCTCGCAGTCGGACAGGCCGGTGTCGTCGAACTCCTTGTCCTCGTGCAGCCAGACTTCGGTCAGGTCGGGCAGGCCCAGCGCCTTCACGGCATCGCCCGGGTGCGCCCACGTGTTTCCGTTGTCGTCCTCTTCATCGAGTTCAACTAGGTCGGTGCAGCCGCAGATGAATCCACGCGACGTTTCTATCACGTTATCCTCGTCCTCCCACTCGTCACACTCCACGCACTTGACGAGCCCCGCCTTTTCCAACAAATCTTCGTCGTTCGCATACCACGTGCCGCCGACCTCGATCGCGTTGTCTCTGAGCACAGCGTCACGCTCTTCGCCGTACCGGCCAACATGTACGACAGCGGTCACGAAGTCGCCCTTGCAGTGGATGCAGTACGACGTGTTCTCGTATTCCGAGTAGTGCGTCTCATCCTCGTCGACAGCGCTGTTGCATCGATCGCATAAATAGCGCGACACAACCCCACTCGATTCCGTAGCACTGATCTCGCCGTATCGGCTGATCACCAGGTGGTCGCCCTCGTCGCTGACGCTGCCGATCGAATCCAGATACGGGACAAGCAGCAAGCCTCTATCCCAACTCGCTTCACGGTGCGCGATCTTGACCCCTTGAAGGTCAACTTCATTGCTATAGCCCGCCTTCTCCAAGGCGAGGTGGATGCGGCTGTCGCCGAAGATGCGGATGTAGCCTTTTTTCCCGTCGTCGTCGCGGACGATGGTGCGGGCATAGACCTTGTCATCCTCGCCGATGTAGGCTAGGCGCAGGCCGTTGCCGGGATAGGCGTAACTGCGCACAGGGTGGTCCTCGCCGTGAGCAAGGTAGTGCAGATAGCGACATTTGGGGAGATCGTATTGCATGCAGGACGAGAATCCGCTCGCGGATTCGTACACGCGCTCCCACCCGTCCGGGTCCGTGTTCTCGATGAACTTCAACTGGACCGGAGCGTGCTCCGCCTCGTGCTTCTCAGCCCATTTGCGGATCTCGTCCTCGCTCAACTCAGGATGAAACTTGGCGAGGAAGCGGCCCGGCTTGATGCGCGTCCACAGGCCGTCGTCGCCGTGCATCAACTTGGTCAGGTTCTGGATATAACAGACCTTGGTCAGGTCGTCGTCGGAGACACGCACGAGGGTGTTGTTGAACACCTCGACGCCGTTAGGCAGGGGCGCGACCCAGGCGGGCTTGTAGGCCGCGCCCCTTTGCATGGAGTACCTTTCACCCGCTTCGATTACCTTCTGCGGCAATTTAAGCGTCACCTGACGCGGGAGGGTGCGGTAGATCTCATACAAAAGGCCGATCTGTGCCTGCGGATTGCGTCCCTCGGCCCACGCAGTCAGTTCTTTGACGACGCGCTTGACCTTTTCGCCTGCTAGGCGCTGTTTCGGCCCTGACCACTTCTTAGCGTTCCGCTTTCTGTAAAGGTCGGGGCGCGCTTCGAGCTGGAGCTTCAGGGCTTCGCGCTTTTCCGCTCGCCTGCGCTTCCAGGCCAGATAGTTTGCTTCACGCGCAACTTGCTGAATCTTCGCACGAACAAGGTTGAGAAGCATGTTTCTGTCGTTGAAATAAGCGTTCGTGGCGCGCCAGTCCCAGATGTTGGAGACGGTGTTGAACAGTCGGCCGTAGTTTTCCTCGTGCGCCTGCTCCGGACTCAACTTGGTTTCCTGTTCAAGTCTGTCATCTTCATCTTCAACGTGTTGGACGAGCCACGCCGGGAAAAAGTACGTCTTGCCAGAAGGCGCCCCGATGCAGACGCCAAGGTTCGACATCTGCCCGTGAAAACACACTTTTAGCTCTTGGCCGACAAGGTCGTCCATCTCGTCAAGCCAGTCGCAGGTACACCGCTCGCCCGTTTCCGGGTTGACCTCGCCGGGGTTGATTTTGCGGGTGACGACGACACGGTCGCCTTCGTTGAATTGTCTTGCCACGGTCTTTTCTCCTGTAAAGATACTGCTTTGGTTCCTGCTTTGGTTCCTGCTTTGGGTTCTTGCCTTGGGTTCTTGCCTTGGGTTCTTGATAGGTGCCGCCCTGACGTTGTCCACACACAAGGTAACGAATAGTTAGTCAAGTGATACGTCAGAGCGGCGTGCTCTAGGCTGGCGTCGGTGCGCCAGGAATCGGTGCCGTGGCCGGTCTGTGCCACTGGCAAGGTTGGTGCTTGCCTTTCAGACACACACGGCTTTCAGAGTGTGGGCTCCTGCGCACTTCCAGATGGGCGCAGGAGCGGCAGGCGGTTTGCTCTTTCGTCATGGCTACTCGTCCTCGATGCGCATGCCTCTGAACCTTCCATACAGGATGACCAAGGCGGTGATTGCTGCCACGATTTTGTATTTGATGATGTCCATCTCTTTCTCCTGTAAAACGTGCTTTGTGTCAGTTTGCGAAGCCGCCGTGACGGTCAATTTCGGCCGCCACAAGTGCAATTGGGACGAAAGCATAGGGGTCCTCGTCGCCTACAAACTCCGCCCACGCATCTACGATGCCGCAATTCCACACTTCCACGTGCAGGTACGGACCGTAATTGTCACGTGGGTTGCAGTAGTGATATTCGCTGGCCTGAACGCTCATGGTGCTGCCGTCTGCACACTTCACGTGCGGGGCAAGGCTTTTGTATTCGCGACCCTGCTCCAACGGCTTGATTTCTGGTGCAGCCAAATGGGCTTGTAGTCTGCTTAAGGTACTCATTTTGTCCTCCTACTTGTATAGAGGGCACCGGCAAGTGCCGCGCCTATGAGGCTTGCTGTGCCGGGCTCGGGGATAGGGATTGGGTCTTGCATGCAATCCTTTGCATGCATGTCCGTGCAAGGTGGGAGTGCGTGGCGCTCGTGCCTGTAGGGTTCTTGGGGTCTCGGGGTCGGGCTTGCTTGGGCGGACGTGTAGAACTCTCTTGGCGTCGCGGCCACGAGCACGACCCCTAGCAGGGCGATCGCCAAGGTTGCTGCAAGGGCACCTTCAAGTCGTGCCCTTCTTCGGGCTTTGGTCAGTGTTCCGGGTGGCAGGTATTTCATTGTTCCGGCCCTATGGTGATGACTAGACCGTTGCTCAGTACCGCCAGGAGCCGCTCAGAGCCGTTTTTCATGACGGCGCGTATCTCGGCCTCGTCCAGGGTCGTTGAACGGCTCAGGCGCTCGATGCGGGCCTTTGCCTTTGATAGGGAGTCGGTATCGTGCCCGTACCGAGTCAGGAGCGCGCCTTCTTCAAGGTGCGGGCGGATGTAGGTTCTGAGCATGGGAGTCACCTTTTCCCTTTGCTTTCGGCTTTGCTCGGCTTCCTTGCAAGCATGTACAAGGCGATGCACATGCTGACCTTGTTGTCGCGGAGGAAGGTTGCGGCAGCGGGCGTGCCTAGGTCCTGCTGAATGGTCAAGGCACTTTTCAAGATGCTTGTCAAGCCCTGGTACTTGCTCATGGTCTTCTCCAATAAAGGCTGCACAAAAATTGTGCAGGTTGTCACAGATAGGTCGGTCCCTTATAAATCAAGGGGTTAGCCTCGAAACTGTCACACTTTTTTCGAGGATGCGGGGAGTGGGGGTTTCGGCAAGTCGTTTGCTTGTTGCCCTCTAATTTTTTTCTGTATTTACTCTCTAAAGAATCAACCAAATCTTTTTATATATAAGTGTGACAGTTTCTTATATAGAGAAAGAGGCTCAAAGCCTTGCAGTTACTGGCTTGCAGGCTTGCAGGGCTTGCCGAAAGGACTTTTGCCTGTTTGCTTAAAAGTTGTGCAATCTGTCACACTTTTATTGATTCGGCATGCGGCTGGATGCACTTGGCATGGCCTTGCCTTGCGGTCGATGGGCCATGCCTTGTGCCCGAGCTTCCTTGTCGATAGGTGTTTGCTATCGAGGTTTGCTGTTAGGCGTGTGAAAATTCATCGCGCCTGCTCGCGCTCAGCGCCTCTCAGTCCTCTAAAACCGAGCAAAGCCAGCCGATGAGGCTGACTAGAGCCACAAACAGGCCGCCCAATAGGGCAAGCCCGTTGGCTTGGCTCGTGCTGGCGTCGGCCATGTAGGCGCCAATGTGGCTCGCGGCCGTGGTCGAGAGCGCGGCCACAACGAAAAAAGCCGCCCAGTAGGCGGCCTGCTTGAGGGTCTTGCGCCGTTTTCGGCGCGGGCTGGGGGTGTTCATCCCAGCCACGGGGCGGTGTCGCGCCCCTTCGCAAACCTGTGGAACCATGGGTTCCCCTTGACTGTGATAACGGCCAGGGCCTTCAGTTTGCGCCGGCTCATGTTGCGGCCGGCGTGGTACCTCTTTAGTGCGTGGAACACGCGGTTAAGATTGCTGTTCTTGTTCATCCCTATCTCCAACAAAAAAGCGCCCGCTGGTGCCTTTCTAGGCGGGCGGACAAGGGTAAGCCTGTCCGCGCCTTGAACGTGGCGCGGACGGCCGTTTGGCAACATTGCCAGTCAAGCACACCCCGAAGGATGCGCTTGACTTCCAATGCTTCGAGCAAGGTCGAGGATGACGTTTCGGTTCCGATCGCGTTCGGCTTTCATACTGGCGACCGGACCGTGACCCTTCAGGGCGAATTTGGGACTCGCCTAGGGTCTTACATCATCCTTGCTGCCCTTACAGCGCGGCGCAGTGATCCCCGATAGGCCGGAATGTGCGTCTGATCGATTTGTGCTGTAAGGGTGTTTGATCCGGCTTGTCTGCCGGGCCGGGGACGCCATGCCTGCTTGCTACGCCGTACATGGTTCGTATCGTGTCATGACTCCCCGATCGGTGCGGTTTCGCGCCAGTCTCACGACGGGGCTTACCGCACTGCGCATACATGCTCAATCTTTGCTAACCCTGCGGGTCCGATAGCCTACTTCGCAAAGCACGGAACCGTGCGTTTCGTCGTATCAGGACAGGATTAGCATCTGCTTTGGCACGCCCTGGACAAGCCCCTACCCTGCTTCCAGCCACGTCGGGCTTTCGGCAAGTGATCCTGTCCGGGTTAAGCGCGCACTCTGCACCTTTCGGGCGAGTGCTAGCTGCTGCTGATTTATCCGCGCACTCACCATGTTGCTTGTCACAGGCTTTGTCTGGATTGATTGCACCTTGCGACCGTTTTACCGGCGCATCAAGGATTCATCGCACCACACGCGGCACAGGCTTTGCCCCATGTATTAGCGGATAACCGGATTTTGACCGGCAAGGATGCTCAACCTTGCCGACGACCCTAGGGTCGAAAGAGCGCCCGGATTCGCTGCACCATGCCGATGGATCACCATCGGCTGGATTCGCTTCACCGGTCTGAGTTTGACCAAAAGAGAATGATACGCATTCTCTTTTGGTCAAACCCCCGATCGGGGGTTTGACTAGTGGCCTAGGCCACCTTTTTGCTGCGGCGCTTGGCCGGAAGGGCCGGCGCATCCTGCGCCGCTTTCATGGCCCGGATGGTGGCGCGCATGCTGCGCAGTGCCTTTGCGGCACGATCACGCTGCTGCTGCTCCCGTGCGCTGCGCTCCGGAGCTTCGGTCGTGGCTTCGGTCGTGGCTTCGGTCGTGGCTTCGGTCGTGGCTTCGGTCGTGGCTTCGGCCTTCGGCGCCGGCAAAGCCGGGCAAAGAGGGGATGCGAGCATCCCCTGCAAGTCGAAGTGTGGGGATTGCAAGTCCCTGTATGCGCTGCCAAACGTGGCAGCGCCTTTGAAGGACTGGATCATTTTCCCGAGCGTGCCCTTAAGGGCACGATTGCCAGCCTTGTCGGCTTTCGCCAACAACCCATGCTTTTCGGCATGGGCACGCGCAGCACCTTCAATCCGCTTGAGAGCGGATTGGTCTCCGAAAATCGCGCTTTGCAGCGCGATCCCAAGTGAAACCGCTAGCGCGGCTTCAGCCTTCGCCTTGTTCGATGCAAGGGCAATGATGGCGCTCTCGTTCCCAATGAGGGAACGGATTAGCGCGGCAGCCTCCCATCGCGGGAGGGAAGCGGGCAGGCCCACGCCCGCCACGCTCATGACGGCGGTGGCGGTGGCGGTGGCGGTGGCGGTGGCGGTGGCGATCATGTCAGTCTCCAGTAAAAGCCCGATGTTCCGGGCAATGGTCGCTTCCCTGGAAGCGGCGCGTTTCGTGTTGCAGTGACTAAACTATAGTGCAATCTAGATAGTAGTGCAAGCATTATTTGTGGGTTTCGACGTGATTATTTGTTGTCGTCTGGTGCGCATGGTTCGATGATGTTGTCATGGTCGCCGTTCGGTGACGGGAGAGCTTTTGTGTCGGAAAGGGGATCGAGGGCCTAGACAGCACCCTTCTGCAAACCAACCAAAATCAGGAACTTTTCTAGTTACTATTAACTATAGCCAGCCGTCAAACTTTTCTAGTCACTATTAAATAGACCTTGCCCCCAAGTGCAGTTATATCTATACTTAAATAGACCTCAAAGGACACGGACATGCCCAAAAAATCCCTCTCCATGCGCCTACCCGACGACATCCTCGACCACATCAAGAGCCAGAGCGGCCCCACGGGCGACGCCCTGAACAACATCCTCGACTGCTATATCAGCACGAAAAAGCCCAACGACCTCAGCCACGTCGCCGAAGCCATCAGCCGCCACATCAAACGCGGGGCCACGAGCACGCTCCCGGTCCGACCCACGACCGTCTACATGGACCCGGACCGCATCCACACCCTGAGAAGCGTCATCGCCCGCACCCACCTCACATTCGAGGGCGTGCTCCGCATCATTCTCGAAGACCACCTTGCCCAACACCCTGCTGCCGACTAAACTTGACACACCTCATGAAAAGGTCAACACGTTAGCCATGTGCAGTGCCACGCACTCTGCAAAATGTGTTTTCAGCCATCCAATAGCAGGCATATAAGTTAAAGGCGTGAACAATTGCGATGCTACCCGACCTGCACATCAGGAACGGAGGCATCTTAAGCGTCGAGGACAGCATTGTATGTGACGAATGACACAAATTAATAGCGTTTTTAAACTTAATGTCGGGTAAACAACCACCCGTTGCTCCAAAAACAACACACGTCCACCCTATAAAACCAAGAGCGAGGGCGAAAACACAGGGACTACAATAAAAAGATGGAAACACAAATAAGTAAACTTTCTGACTACATTCAAAAGCCGTCCGAGGTGGCCCACAAACTGGGCCTGTCCGTAACGGCCGTCATCAAGTGGATCAAGCACAACGCCGTGCCTCCGAAGCGGGTCATCGCGCTGGCCAACGCCCTCGACGTGGAAATCAACGAGTTGCTGGTCTTCGCCGAGCGCAAGTCAACGCCGGTGAAGACGCTGAAAAAGGAGCGCGGCGACCTTGACGCGCTGCTTGCCGCCTATGAAGGGCGCCCCTACACCAGCGCCCTGCCCGACTCCGCGATCAAGACCATCCTGACCCACTGGAACGACCGGCTGCCGCTCATGGTTGAGACGCTGAAGGCGCTCGACGCCCGCACGCTGAGCCCGAAGGACGCGGCCGAGCGCCTGGGCATGAGCCTGAGCACGGTCCACAACCTGCGTCGGCGCTACGGGATGGCGCCCGGATCGATCAAGGCTAAGCCAAAGGCGGACGGACGCTACAAACTCACGGCAAAAAAAGCGCAACCCGTCGCTCTTGACATCATCAAGGGGCGCATGAGCGTGGTCAAAGCCGCAGAAACCACCGGAATTTCGAAACGAACGCTGCATCGCTATGTCGAAAGCGTGCTGCGGCCGCAGACGTTGAACGAGATGAGCGCCTGGAGCCCGAGTTTTCGCTCGGCATTGGCCTGGGAAATTGACAAGAAGATGCCGCGACACGCCGTTGCCTGGCGGAAATGGGCTGAATCCCGCCATCTTCTCTTGACAAAGACGCAAAAACGCAGTATGCCAGTCAAGAATTGGCGGGAAGCGTCGCTACGACGCATGTTGATCGCCTATTTGAACGGCGAGATCAGCCTTGAGGAATTGGCACAGGAGCGCGGCGGGGACGCGGCCGTGATCGAGGGCTTGTTTCGTGCCGAACTCGCCAGAATGAACATGGAGCCGCTGACCTTGAGCCTGCACCACCAGGCGGCCGTGGCTGAAATCCTGTTGGTGATGGAAAGCCACTTCAGAGGCAAAGGAAACGAATGATCGACCACGAAAAATTAGGGCGAATCCAGAGCGGTGAGGCGTTTATTCGCCCACCGCTGCATGGTTTACCGGACCTGAGCTATAAATCAATCGAAGAATTACTGGATTTGCGTCGCGCTATCGACAAGGCGCTGCCCTCAACGTCGCTTCAGCAGATGAATCTGGAGGAAGAACTCGTATTGCAATACCATCGCGTGGTGGAATTGCAGGCGAAAACGTTGTCGTCGGAAGATATTCCGGCCAATCAGCAGGCGCAGGTGACCAATTCGGTCGCGAGTATTTTGCAGCAGTTGGTGAAGATGCAAAGCGACCTTGGCCGCGACGAACAACTCAAGCGGATGGAAACATCCTTGCTTGAAGCAATTGAGACACTGCCGGATCAAGAGAAAGCCGCGTTTTTCGAGCGATATGAAGTGATTGCGGAAAAAAATAAAGCCATAGGCTAATCGCTATAGTTGTAACAAGCAGTCGCCTAACAACAAAAAGAAGAAGGCACCGATGGGCAATGAACTGTGGAGTACACACATCAACCGGCTGAAGGTCTCGGCGACGTATAACAATAACCTTGGCCTTTTACCGAGTTGGATGGAGAAGAATACCTTTGTTAATGGGAGGCCATGGTCATTCAAGGACCACGAGTGGCAACTCGGCCCGTTGCTGTCCAAGGCGCCTGAGCACGCACTGATCAAACCGTCGCAGGTCGGAGCATCGGAACTTTCCATCCGATGGGCACTTGCTCGCGTTAACATCATGAAGGGCTATACGGTAATCTACGTCCTGCCCTCAAGCAAATTCGCCACCACGTTCATGAAGACGCGGGCTGACCCGATCATCAACGACAGCCCCGCCATGCGCAATGCTGTTGACCCGGCACTGAATTCTTCTGAGGTGAAACGTTTTGGAAGCTCGTTTATTTACGCGCGAGGGGCTGTTACGGGGGCGCAAGCGGTGTCTATCCCGGCCTCAGCGCTTTACATGGACGAGTCATGTTTTTGCGATCAGGACATTCTATCGGCCTACACGTCCCGCCTTACGCACAGCGAGCACCGGCACAGGATTAGTCTGAGTACGCCAACACTGCCGGATTTTGCTATTGACGAAGATTTCAAGGACTCTCTAAAGCATTATCGGATGTACAAGTGTTCCCACTGCGGGTCGTGGCACTGGTTCGATTTCTTCAATGACGTTCGTGTGCCTAACGCTCCCGGCTTCGACTTTTACAACATCACCCCTTCCTTGCTGCAGAAACACCCCTCGTATGTTGACGCATATGTCGCATGCCCAAGTTGCGGACAACAGCCGGATCTAGGGCCTGAGTACAGGGAGTGGGTTCCAGAGAATACTGGGTACAAAGGCCGCAGGCACGGCTGGCACATCAGCCCGATTGATGTGCCTCGCTACAACACGCCCGGCTACATGATTGAGGCCGCCACAAGATACTCGTTGCGTGAAGACTGGATGAACAACACGCTCGGTCTGACCGCACAGTCACAAGACTCGACGCTTACGCGCGAGGATATGCGGCGATGCCTCATCGACGAGATGCCGTCCAAGGGTTTCAGCTATGTTATGGGGTTGGACCTTGGCGTTGAATCGTACTGTGTTATCGCGGCCGTCATGCCTGACCAAACCATCATTGTCGTGCATGTTGAGGCGATTCCACTTAGGAGCCTAGTGGAACGACGGTCTGAACTGGCACGGCAGTACAACGTGAGAATGGCTGTCTGCGATTCGATGCCCTACTCCGAATCGGTGTACCGAATGCAGCTTGAGTCGGCGAATTTGTTCGCGGCAGTCTACACAAAGAACAAGAGCGTTGAAGCGTTTACTGTTCGGGACCAGGAGGCAAATATTGACAAGGCGAAACTCGACCTGCGAATGGTAAACATCAACCGAGATCGTGCGTTTGACGTTCTTATGGAGAATGTTAAGTCGGGGTTCGTAAAGAAGCGTAAGGATAATACGGATGAGACATGGATCGCGCACGCCTGCGACATGAAGCGTATAAAGACCTTTGACCGTGATCACGAACTATCCGTGAAGTGGCAAAAGTCGCAAAAGGGGGTCGACCACGCCTGGCATGCAACACTGTACGCATGGGTAGCTGCCCATATGATCCACGCAGGTCGTTCGTCAACTGTCAGACTACCAATGTTGTCGACTTTTAAGGTGAAAGAAAACCGCGTAAGTTGACAGACTGCCTTAGATAAAGTAAATTGCAAACTCTCGACACGGCGCCTGAGAACGCCCGAGAACTTTGCAGGGTACTGAGGTCTGTGCCTTAGCCGTGGGCTCCTGCGCCCTTCTCAGACGGTTTGGGTGCAGACCTCAGCCCGTTTTATAGGCTGATAAGAATGACAAGAAAAATAAACCTAGCTGGCAACACGTATAACTTCTTAACGGTTTTGCGTGAAGGCCCTAAGCACTCGACAACAGGTAGAGTTCAGTGGCTATGCATGTGCAATTGCGGCAGCGAAGTTGTAGTCGCAGCCTGCAACCTTACGAATGGGCACACTAAGTCGTGCGGATGCCACAAACTAGCAATTAATATATCCAGGCTAACTACGCACGGTATGGCAAATAAGTGCCCTGAGTATAAAACCTGGAAGAACATTCACAACAGGTGCCGAAACCCGAGGGTGCGAAGTTACCCGCTGTACGGTGGGCGGGGCATCACGGTCTGTGATGAGTGGGCTGACTATGAAAACTTCTACAATGACATGGGGCCTAGGCCAGGGCCAGAGTACTCCATCGAGAGAATCGATAATGACGGTCCGTACTCTAGGGAAAACTGTAAGTGGGCTACAAAAACTGAGCAGGCCAATAACCGAAGAAGCAATCGCTTCATCACTGTATGGGGTGAGACACTAACCCTAGCGCAATCTGTAGCCAAGTACGCCGAGCCGCTTGGTATCGAATACTGCGTGGTTGCGCGTAGGTTACAAATGGGATGGGCACCGGAGGACGCTTTAACGAGGTCAAAGCGCTGTACTGACCGTGGCAAGCCCGTGACCGCCTAAGTTGTCAGACTCAAATCCTGTGCCAAGTTAACGCATGCCGATAAGGAAGGTTGATGCTGCCATAGAAATGGCTTATAGTGACTCAAACCCTGGAGTCCCTGATGGCCAAGTTCAAGCGCAAGCCAGACACCCCCGCCCTCCACCTTGTTCAAGAGCCTGACCGGGAAAGGTTTACTCCCCCGAAGCCGCTGACGCCTCAGACCGAGGCCCAGCGGCTTCTGCTTTCCAGCCTGCGCTCGAACACCCTGACGCTGTCGGAAGGGAGCGCGGGCACGGGCAAGACCTACGTCGCACTCGCCTACGCGGCCCAACTTCTGGCCGAGCACAAGATTGATCGCCTGATTCTGACTCGGCCCCTGATCGGGGTGGATGGCGAGGACGAGAAGATCGGCGCGCTGCCGGGCGAACTCGAATCGAAGATGTTCTTCTGGGCGCTGCCGATGATGGACATTCTCGAAGAGCGCCTTGGCCCCTCACACGTCAAGTTGCTGCTGAAGTCAGGGCGCATTCGTGTGGCGCCGATGGCCTATTTGCGCGGATCGAGTTTCTCGGATGCCTTCATCCACTGTACCGAGGCACAGAACACGACGCCGGCCCAGATCAAGATGCTGCTCACCCGCGTGGGCGACGGCACGAAAGTTTGTCTGGAAGGAGATACCCGCCAGTCGGACCTGCGCCGCGAGAGCGGGCTCGCAGACGCCTTGGTCAAACTCGCTGACATGCGCGGCGTCGGCGTCGTCACCTTCACTCGACAGGACGTGGTGCGGTCCGGGTTCTGCCAGCAAATCCTTGATCGGTACGAGGCATAAAATTGCTTGATGGCGCCATAGATTCAGTTTATAGTCAGAGAAATTGCCCACACCTTGTTTTGCATGTGGACAGACTTTGCGCGTGTCGCAAGTGACTGAAGTTGAACGCAGGCGTGAGCATGGACTACCCGAAACTGGAAGTCTCCATCCGGCAGGGCAGCACCGAGAACATTCCGTTTCGTGTCGAAACGGATGAGTGGGCTTACGCGCCCATCGAACTCATCTACCAGACGGCGCCGGTCAAGTTCAAGGTCACGGGCCACGCCCTGCCTGAAGGTTGGCGGGTCGCGGTCATGAATGTGCTCCGCCCCAAGGACCTGAACGCCGAGGCGAACCCGCCCGGCGATGACGACCTGCGTCAGGTCACGGTCGTCGACGCGGACCACGTCGAGTTCAACGACGTGAACGGCGCAGGGTTCGCCAAGTATTCGGGCGGCGGGCAACTGGCCTGGCGCAAGCCGCTGGACCTGAGCATCTACACGCAGGCGCGGGCGAACGTTCGGGCCACGGTGGGTGGCACTCTGCGGGCGAACTGGAGCACGGCCAACGGGAAACTGGAAATCGACGTGGTCAAGCACGCGATCTGGTTCCGCCTACCGGCTGCAGATACGGCACTGCTGACGGCCGGAAACAATGTATTTGACATCGAGTTGGTCACGGCTGGCGGAGAAGTCGAACGCCTCTGCCTTGCAGTCTCGGTACTGACGGTTCTACCTGAAAACACCACGGAGTAGCACATGGACTTTTTTGACGTGAAGACGACCTTCCTCGACGGACGGGTCAAGTACTACGAGGGCGAGCGCATTGCGGGCGCCAACTTCGAGATCGAGGCGTTGGCCGATGCGCTGTTGGCTGGCTGGGTTGCGCAAGCGGGCGCTGAAGGCGCTGCGCTCGCGGAAGGCGTCGAGGCGTCGATCGAAATCCACGCTGGCGGCCACGAGCACGCCGCACCCGAGGTGAACTGAGATGGCAAAGATCGTACATGATGACGTGCTCGACGGTTCGCTGAACATCGTCAAGAACAACTGCACGCGCCAAGTGGCATGCTCGGCCCAGCCGACGACCTTCGTCGAAGCCAACGCAACCTACGCGCTGGCCAACGTGACGATGGCAAGCACGGACTTCACTGCTGCCAACGGCGACACCAGCGGCCGCAAGCTGACCGTGGCCGCAAAGTCGGGTGTCACCATCTCCACGACCGGCACGGCGAACCACGTGGCGCTGCTGGATGTGACCAACAGCAAACTGCTGTACGTCACGACCTGCACCAGCCTTGCGCTGACGGCGGGCGGCGGCAACACCGTGAACTTCCCGGCGTGGAAGTTCGAAATTGCCGACCCGACCTAACCTGGACCGCCAGCCTGTTTCGAACTGCAGGCTGTGCGGCTACACCGCTCGCGTCGTCCAAGAGCCGTATGGCGACTGCGAGCGTGTGGTCTATGTGGAATGTCGACGCTCTACCTGCAGTTGTCGCGGGTCTCAGGTTCGGTTTTCTGCCGACCCTGACGGCCGCCCCCATATCAAAGCCGAACGCAGTGCCATCGAGCGATGGAACGAGCTTCACAGAAAGGACTGAAACCATGAAGAAGATGATTTTTGCCGCCCTGTTATCGCTGTTCTCGGCCTCGTCGCTGGCTGCGCCGACCGCGAACTGGGGTATGGTCACGCACTGGGGCATCTTCGACGCCGCCACCGCCGGGAACCTGCTGATCCATGCCGCGCTGACGACCTCGAAGATGATCAACAACGGCGACGCGGCGCCGAGCTTCGGCGCGGGCGCACTGACGTTCCAGATCGACAACTGATCTGGCATGCGCCTCGCCCTCTACAAAGGCAAAGGCCAGATCGGCAACGCGCTGATTCGCTGGTGGTGCCGGTCGATTTACAGCCATTGCGAGATCGTCATCGACGGCATCGGCTACACGTCCTCGCTGCGTGATGGCGGGGTGCGGGCGAAGCGCATCGACTGGCGCGCGGAGCATTGGGATTTCGTCGAGCTTACCGGCGCGAGCGAGGCGAACGTCAAGCAGCTTTACGCGCAAACGCTGGGCGAGCCTTACGGCTGGCTCGATCTGCTCAAGCGGCAGGTGTTCAATCGTCCTGGCGATGATGCAGGATGGTTTTGCAGCGAGTGGTGCGCCGCTGCTTTGCAACTGCCGAACCCGCAAATCTACAGCCCCGGCACGCTTGGGGATTACTGCAAATCTAGGATTTGAAGATGATGACTGAAGCGCAACTCCAAGCCCTCGCTGGCGCGATCCGATCCAGCGCCGACACCGAAGTGGTCGCCGCCCTGGCGATCCGCAATGACTTCCGCCTCGCCGAGCTTTACAACGCCCCGAGCGGGCGGATTGTATGGCGATCCAGCGTCAGCAAGAACGAGGTTGGTAAGGCGTTCGTCGCCTCGGCCTTGGCCGCCATCACGGCGGGCAACAATGACAAGCTCGCCAACTTCGCCGCGTGGAACGAGACCGTCGAGCCTGCTCGCGCCGACCAGCGCGCGTTCTTCGATGACATCTTCAGCGTGGCCGCTGGCGCAACGACTCGCGCAGCCCTCAACGCCCTATGGCGTCGCCCCGCGACTCGCGCCGAGAGCATCTTTGCGGTCGGCACCGGCACCGAAGCCGCACCTGCAACGCTCGGATGGGAAGGCGCTGTTTCGCTCAACGACATCAGCGACGCACTGAACAGGTACTGACATGACCCCTGAACAACAATCCGCACTCGAAGGACTGGCGAAGCGCACGCTGACAGCAGAGGAAGTGACGGCAATCGACCTTCTGCTGCCGACCCGGAACGACGTGGAAATCGCGGCGGTCTTGTCCGCTGGTCGCGTCCGTCTGCGCTCGCACATGATCGGCATTGGCACCATCCTTGCCGTGATGGCACCGAGTGGCGGCGCTTTCCTCGACTCGCTGGAGGCGATGGGCGCAAGCGACCCGAACATCAAGTGGTTGCTCAAGCTCATCGAGCGTGGCGCGTTCGATGTGGGCTTGCCTGCCTCCCGTACCCAGATGCAGGCGTATGCGCAAGCGGTGCCAAGCCTTGCTGGCGGGATCAACGCACTGCTGCAACTCGGCGTCGAGGCTGATCCGATCCACTACAACGCTGTGAGCGACGCCCTGAACGTCGCCGAAGGTCGCATGGTGCTCTGATGGCAGGCGAACGAATTATCGTGCGTGGCGCACAAACGACGCTCGAAGCCAGTGGCGCGTCTGTGGCGAATAACGCTGTTGTAGCGGCAACGACAAGCTACAACAGTGGGACGACCGGCGGAGGCTACCCAGACGCCGAGTTCGTGCTGACGGCTATTTTCTCTACGGCGCCGACCGAGAGCACGGTGGTCAGCCTGCTCGCTAGGCCACTCGACTTAGACGGCACGTCCGATGCTCAGGTGCCAGAGGCTGCGCGCCCCACGCGCGTCATCGGGTCTTTTGTTGTCGACAACGTAACAACGGCGCAGACGATGGTTCTGCTAGCGCGCGAACTGCCTGAGATCGCCGAATACTATCTCTACAACAACGGCACTGGACAGACCATCGCCGCGGGGTGGTCGCTGAAGGTCAAGCCTCGCAGCGAAAAGGCTGCTGCATAAATGGCAGAGCTTGTTGCAGTGCGTCGCTTACCAACCGGGCCGTCCGAGGTCGATTGGTCTAACTCGCTGTCGCACGGGCTGGTATTTGCTGCTGTTGGCACTGAGCCAATCAACCTCGTGTCACAGCGCCTCGCTGCGCTATCGAAAGTGGTGCCTGGGCGTTGCGAGAACGGACTTGGTACGCGGGGGGCTGCGCGGTTCGACAAGTTCTATGAGATGGCTCAGCTCGGTGCTGGGGTCTCCTTCTTTGTCCAGATGCTGCCAACAAAAACCGTGTGGGCGCCAACCGTTGGTGTTGTTGCAGGGAACCTATTTTCAAACCAAATCGGGATCGGCGTTTATACCGACGGGGCGAATTTCGCAAATGACCCACCCCCTAACGGGTTGAATTTCGGCCCTTACAGGGCCGGTATCCGAACGTTTGGTCTCGCAATACAGTTCGGCGAAAGCAGCGGGTGCAAAAGCTACACCGATGGGCGGCTGATTTCGTCGATCACATACAACGCGCCTTCAACGTCGGCCCCGCTTGCTGCTGGCTACGCACAAGGACTGGGCGGTCTCGCCTCGCTAAATGCAGATGCGGAGGTCTATGTCGCCTACATCTTCAACAGGCGACTCTCTGGCGCGGAGATGGCTGCGCTGCACGCTGCTCCGATGCAGCTGCTCTATCTGAACGGGGGCCGAATCGGCGTTGGCGTGACTTCCCCACCATATCCGACGCTCGGCACGCCCTCGATCAGCAACATCACCGCGTCGGGTTGTCGTGTTTCCGTGGGGCTGACGTAAATGGCCATCCTGTACCTTGCCGTCTATCCGGCCGGGGCGTCACCGACGTGGGATCGCACGGCGGGCTGGTCTGGCTCGCCGGTGTATACCGACGCCGACACGTCTCCCGCAGCGCCGAGTGAGCATCAGTTCGTCCCGGATGTCTCGGGGCTGGCCGCAAGCACCGCATACGCAGTTTATGTAGTCTGGGACGACGGCACGACGACCGTCGGGCCGACTGCGAGCGCGGAGTGGAGCACGACGGGGGCTTCAGTCTCGCTCACGATTCAAGACGCATCACACGGCCACCTGTCCGACACCCTGACCCTGAGTTACAACCTGGCTATCTCCGTGGCCGACAGCCAGCACGCCCACGGCGCGGACATCCCGACGTTGACCGCTGACCTCATTTTGGTCGTGGCAAACGCCCTTCACGCCCACACGGCAGACGGGCTGACGCTGGACACGGCTGTTGCGCTTGCCGTGCAGGACGCGGTACACGAGCAACCCGCAGACAATCTAACGCTGTCAGCGGCACTTGCACTTGCCGTGCAGGACGCAGCGCACGAGCAAACAGCCGAGAACCTGACGCTGTCTGCGGACCAAGCGCTTTCGATCCAGCCGTCAGAGCACGCACACGCGGCCAACAACCTCGGGCTGTTCTCAGGTTTGTCCCTTGAATCTGCCAATGCGACCCATAGCCACGCAGCAGACAGCACGACACTTTCGTCCGACCTCGCCCTCTTGGTGGCGGAAGCGAATCACGGCCACCTGGCGGACAGCCTCGGGCTGTACTCAGGGCTGTCTCTTGGGCCGGAAAATGCTGCACACGCACATCAGACTGACGCACTCAGCCTGTCGTCCGACTCCTTCCTGAGTATTCAGAGCGGAAGTCACGGCCACGCAGCCGATGTCGTTGCGCTGTCGGCGGCGCTGAGCCTGATCGTCGATTCGGCTATCCACGCGCATATCTCCGACAACCTAACCCTGAGTTCGGACTCGGCCGCAAACCTGGGTATTCAGGATGCGTCGCACGCACACGCGGCCACGCAGGCGGTTCTGTCTGCGGCTTTGAGCCTGATCCTGCAGGATGCAACGCACACGCATGCGGCAGACAACGTGTTGCTGTCTGCCGACCTTGCTCTTGCTATCCAAGGCGCAGCGCACGCGCACGCGGCCAGCAGCGCAGACCTCTACGCCGGGCTGAGTCTCAGCATCCAGGATGCCTTCCACGCGCACGCTGCAGGCAACCTGAGTCTGGACACGGCGCTCACCCTGGCCGTGCAGGATGCCTTGCAGGCACACACGGCTGAGGCTACGAACCTGACGACGCTGGTTGACCTGATCGTTGACTCGGCCGTGCACGCCCACTTCGCTGGCAATGTGCTGCTGAAGTTGCAGGCGAGCGAGGAAGATATCGCGGCGTTGCGCAGGTCGGTGTTCGCCACCTTGGCGCGTCAGGCCCTGTTCGTGACGGTGCCTGGCAGCATGAATTAACGCGCTCTACTCCAGCAGCCATCGGGTGTTGCCGCAGTCCCAGATCCTGTAGAAGCCCCTGCTCTGCATGATCTGGGACTCTGTTTGTGTATCGGGGTCGCAGTCTGCAAACAGCGTTTTCAGCTTGTGCTTTTGCGTGTCGTATCTGAGCAGACGGCGAGACCCGTCGGTCCAGAAGTAGCCGGGGTCCGTCACGCCCAACTTTCTAAACCCGGCCGTGGCGTACACGTTGCCGGTGAACCAGCGGTTGTCCGAGAAGCTGAATACGCTTCCAGCGTATTCAGAGCGAAACGCCTTGAGCAATCGGCTGAAGCCGCCGATCACATTGCAACTCGACGCGAACCGGAGAAGTTCCCAGTCGCCCGTTCCGAATCGGCTCGGCCCGAATACGGCGACGGCTACGATCTCACCCTCAGACTCAAGCGCGTAATTCATACCCCGGCTAACACCCGCGCCCTGCAGGTGGTTTGCGTCAAGGAAGACTTTCGCGGCACCCCACGCTGGACGAACAATGTTGCATGTCCGCGCCCCGACCTTATTGTTCAGGCCAAGAATGCTTTTCAATGTCTGTTCCACGATCTGCCGCTTATCGGACCATTCATCAGCAAAGACATGAATGAGCCTGATACCGTTATCTTCAGCCTCAAGATGCCTGAGCATATCCCGCCACGGCTCCTTGGCGAACTTTTCAGAGTGCCAGATCAAGCCGTGGTATTCGACGCCGAGGTTGAATTTTGGCAGAAAGATGTCAATACGCTTACGGCCCATTCGGTATTCGAGTTCGACATCGGTCAGTGACGAGAGAAATGTAGCGAGTTCTATTTGTGGTGCAGACGGGCCGACGTTGGCGCAAGCAGGGCAGCCTGTTTGTTGGCTGACGTGATTCGACGGGGTCTGAAAAAAGCTGCCGTGTTTCTGGCAGACAATCTCAACCTTCTCTTCGCAGTGCTGGTAGACAGCCTTACCGTAGTCAAACCGATCCCCGTGCACGGACACAGCCTTGCGTACGAACTCGGCTGTGTCAGATGACCTTGCTTCAATGCCGCAGGTGGGGCAGCCGCGCCCCTTCAGGTGACTGTGCGGTGTCTGTTCAAACCACCCGTGCTCCTTGCACCCCATTACGACAGGTGTCTCTGCCGTGAGGTACTCGACGCGGCTGTAGTCGTATGCGTCGCCGTGTATGGTTTGCGCTCGCTGGATGAAGGCGTCTGCGCCGAGTTTAGATTGCTCGCGTGCACAAGCAGGGCACTTCCTCCCTGCCAGGTGATTTTGCGGGGATACCCGAAACGTGCCGTGGTCCGGGCAAATGACCTCCACCTTGGATGAGTTGCGGGTGTACTCGACCTTGCTGTAATCGTAGCGATCGCCGTGCACGCGAACTGCGCTATCGATAAATCGCCTTGATCCAAGTCGTGTCGCATGACCTGTCTTTTGGGCACCACATTTAGGGCAGCCGTGACCCTTGGCGTGCACGCTGGCGATCTGCTCGAACGCTCCGTGCTCGGGGCACGTGATTCGAACGGGCGCCGACATCGCTGAGTAGGAGTCCTCGGCGTAGGCGTAGCTATCCCCGTGCTGCTTCCGGACTCGGGACACGAACTCTGAAAAACCAACCACCTTGGACTCGCCCTTGCGGAAGTCGCCACATTTCGGGCAGCCCGTTCCCCGCAAGTGATTGTTGGCCACCTGTTCGAAGATCCCGTGCTCTCCACATAGGATGTGGAGTTTTTTGTTCGCCCCAGCATAGATGGTGTCAGGGTAAGCGTACCTGCCGTTGTGTACGGCAATCGCCTGTTCAACCCATTCAGCAGTGGTCTTTTTTCTCACGCTCGGACTTATTTGTTTTATGTGAACGAAGGCAGTGTAGCACGGCGCCAAGCCCACGACCAACGGTGTACAAGCTATTCGTTGCATAAAATCTGCTTATGGGCTAATCTTGTGCAACTATCGCCCAAGGTGCGCCCATGTTTGACAAACTAAGGTCCATGTTTGGCCGCCCAAAGGTGGAGGCGGCAACGCTGCAGACGCCCCCGCCGCCAAAGGTGCGGCCGGGCTCGCGGGCGTTTCCGAGTTTCTTCGCCAGCACGAAGCCGGATTCGAAGACGGCGTTGCCGCGTTCGGACCGGCGCCTGACCAATACCGATGCGCTGAGTTTCCGCAACGGTGCGGACTCGCGCAAGGTCGTGCACGATTACGTGTATGCCAGCCCGGACCTGAGCGCGGCGGTTTGGGCCTACCTGCGTGTTGGCATCCCGAGCAAGTTCACGGCGATCGCATGTTCGGCGGTCGACGGCACGATCGATGTCGAGGCGACGACGCTGCTCCAGCAGATCATCACGCGCATGGACGTGCTGACGCCCTATGAGGAAGGCTTCAGTAACGTCCAGAGCCTGAAGTCGCTGAGCGAGTCGTTGGCCAAGGAACTGTTGATGTACGGCTCGATGGCCGGTGAACTGGTGCTGGACAAGTCGCGGCTGCCGATGTCGATCCAGCCGATCAGCGTGACGACGATCCAGTTCCGGCCGGAAGGCAAGGGGCTCAAGCCGTTCCAGAAGATCGGTCAGGACGAAATCGACCTTGACGTGCCGACGTTCGCGATGCTGAACCTTGACCAGGATCTACTCGACCCCTACTCGTCCAGCCCGCTGGAACCCGCGATCAAGCCTGTCCTGTTCAAGGAAGACTTCGCGCAGGACATCCACCGAATCATCAAGAAGGTCCTGCACCCTCGCCTGAAGGTTGTCATCGACGAGGACCGCTTCCGCAAGCACATGAGCCCGGAGGCACAGGTCGACAGCAACGTCGCGAATGCGGAAATGAGCGCGCTCATCGCCGACATCGAGGCGCGAGTCAACGGCCTGCGCCCGGAAGACGCGCTGGTGTACTTCAACTCGCTCGGGTTCGAAGTCGAGAACCCGTCAAACGCCGGCCTTGCGTCCGAGTACGAGGTCCTGCAAAGCATCGGCGATTCGCGCCTGGCCACGGGCTCGAAGACGATGGGTACGGTGCTGGGCTTCCAGTCTGGCAGCAGCAATATCGCTTCGGCCGAGACCATGCTGTTCATGAAGTCGGCGACAGGTGCGATCAAGGACAAGCTGGACCAGTTCTACAGCCGGATGTTTACGCTGGCGTTGCGGCTGTTCGGCCTCGATGTGGTAGTGACGTTCCGGTACGCGGACATCGACCTCCGCCCGGAAGCAGATCTGGCCGCATTCCGCCAAACTCAACAAATGATGTTGTTGGAGCAATTGAGCCTCGGCCTCATCACTGACGAAGAAGCCAGCCTCAAGCTGACCGGCAAGTTGCCGCCTCCGGGCTACAAACCGCTCTCCGGCACCATGTTCAAATCTAACAACGCGCAGGCGTCCCAGCAACCGCAAGAGCCCTCCAATGGCGGCTCCACCCTGAACCAAAACCTGAACGGAGATACGCCCTCTACCG